CAGCATCTCGTCACGGTCCGAGTGCAGAGACTGGCCACTGGCATTCTTGACGTCGTAGGGCTTCATCCCATCCGGAACGAACCGAACCTTGGACTTGTCGCGAAGATTTCCCGCCAGCTGGCTGTCGAACACAGCCTGGAACGCCAGGATCTGCTTCGCGGTCCACTCCTTCGGGACCGACATGATCATGTCGGGAAGCGAGCCCTCCGTCCAGAAGTTCAGCTGGTACATCGTCTTCTTGATGGCCTCCATCACCTCCGTGTAGATCTGCTCCACCGGGGAGTAGCCCCAGATGGGGAACTCGGGACGAGGGCGCATGGGCGAGTAGATGATGTCCCGCTCGGTGAAGTTGACCATCGGCAGACCCTTGATGATCTGCTGGTAGGCGGGCTGCGGGTAGTCCGGAATGCGACCTGCGTCATCGATCAGAGGACGAATGGTCACACCGTCGATGACGTCAATCCGCAGCGGACGACCAGCACGATCTCGGTCACCGACCCAGAGCGTTGGAGCATCGACCACGAACAGATCCTCCAGGACCATCCGAGCCCAGGAGCTGTACCGACGCTTGCCGTCTGGCCGACGGAAGAACTCCTCGATCTCCTCGACATGCTTATTGCGCTGCTTCGGCTTCCCCTTGATCTGGAACGCATATGGCACGCGGAGGAGCTGGTCCTTCCGCGTCTCGATCACGGTGCGGAGAACACCCCAGGCCTGCGACATGTCGCGCAGCCGACGCATGAGCACGAACCGACGTGGCGCATAGTTGAGGTTCTCCCCAACCTCGTAGTCCCAGTCACGGATCTCGGTTCCCGGAGCACCGAACGGGATGATCGGCTGGAACGGAGAGAACCAGTTCCCAGCATCCAGGTCAATCTGCTCCTGCACGATCGCTGTCGGTGGCTCTGTACTCTGCACAGGGCTGCGTGATCGCTGCGGCCTCACCTGCAGAGGTCCAGTAGTCGCGCCAGGCACCATCTGCGGAGTCTTCCTCGCTCTGCTCATGCTGCGCACTCCGGATGCCACGTGCTGACCCCGTCGGAGACCCGCGCAGCACTGGCAAGAACCTCCGCCCCACACCTCCCGCACATGGTACGCGTCTCGCCGACCAGCTCGTCGTAGATGGTCTGGTACTCGTCTCTCGCCAGGTCGACCACTCGGCCACGAGTGGTGGGCGATCCGTCGGAGAGCAGCCTGTAGTACTCGAGAATGTTCAGCGCACCACCATGCGCGACGAGGTAGTTGAACGCACCCGCGAGAGCATCCACCTGGTCGTCCTTGGCGCCACTCGGGAACTTCTCGATCTCGTCGAGGAACGCACGAGTCCAGGGCCGGGAGAGGACGCTGAGGAGTCCTGCCTCGATGTGGCTGGCAACTGGTGTGGCGCGAGTCTCCTTGCTCCCAGTCTCTGTCTCGACATGGAACTGGTAGCCGACAAGCTTCAGGGCATAGCTGGTGACCTGCGCCTGGCCGGCCTGTCCTGGATCTCGCGCCATGGCCACAGGGACATCGTAGCCGTCAGTCGCCGCCGTCCCGACAACCCTCTGCTCGACCTCCCACGGCGACCACTGGCCACGAACAACATCAAGCACCACATGGCGACCAGACTCAAGACGTCCCAGAAGAAGACCAACAGTCCAGTCAGGGTTGTTCCCACGCATCTTCTCCGTTCCGGCAAGATCCCACCGCCGCACAGTCGCAACAACTCGCTCGGGCGGAGACAGTACGGTCGTGATCTTGTCGCGAGCGAACAGCACACCGCCCTTCGGAAGAGGGTTCTGCTGGTACTGGCACTCCCACGTGTGCGACGTCACGGTGCGCTTCTTCCGCAGCAGCTTCCGCTCGTCCTCCCACTCGGGCCACAGCGCCTCGCCCATGCTCCGACCAAGAGGATCCCTCTCCGGATGCTCGCACAGTGCCTCGAAGCTGATGACCTCCCAGTCGTCGCCGACGCCCAGCTCCATCTGCTGGAGGAGCCGCCCGGCAAGGTCATCCTCGTGCCACCTCGTGCAGATCAGCACGATCCGCGCACCAGGCTTCAGTCGCCCGATCACGTCGCCAGTGTACCACTCCCACACTGAGTCGCGTGAGGACTGCGAGTCGGCGTCGGCCGACGACTTGAACGGGTCATCGATCAGCACGAGGTCAGCACGAGTGCCGGCAATGGCCATGCCGACGCCGACGGCCACATACTCGCCTCTCTTGTCGGTCACCCACATGTCTGCCGCACGACTGTCGTCGGACAGTCGGAAGCCGAGCACCTCCGCCTCCTCGTCGACCATGTTCCTGACCGCTCGCCCAAACTTCCCAGCAAGACTGGCCGTGTGGCTCGCAGAGATGACGTTGTGCGCAGGATGCTTCGTGAAGTAGTACGGAACGAACAGCTTGGTGCTGTACGTCGACTTCGCGGAGCCGGGAGGGGCGAGGATCATCAGCCGATCCAGAGTCCCGGCGCAGACCCTCTCCAGCGCCTCGATGATGATCCTGTGGTGGCGAGCAGGTGACTGTCCGAGAGGCTGGAGCCGATGCTCACACCACGACTCCAGAGTTCCCCTGATGGACCGACGACGCTGCTCGGCGAGGAGCGCGACGAGGCCATCGTCCTCCATCGCGGCGTCGACGATGGCCACGTGGCGGCCGCCAGACATCTGGGTCGCGGAGGGCTGCCTAGGAGGCATCGTGGTCGATCACTGGCGTGAGCTGCGGCACACCAGCAAGGCGCTGCATCCTCCGACTGATCTCGGCGGACAGCTGCTCGTCGGTCAGCATTCCAGGAGCCTGGGTCGGGTCGATGTTCTGCTGCACCTTGCCCCATCCTCGATCCAGGAGAGCAACTGCCGCATTCAGCCGCACCTGCCTCCCTGCCTCGTCGTCCTCCATGATCTCGGCGAGAACCTCGATCGCACGGTGGGTGTGCACTCGGGCGAGTGCCTCCACCTCTCGGACTGTGCGGATGCGGGATGGTGCGGGCACGGCTACTCCGACGCCACCCTGCTGATCAGGACATCGTACACGACTCCTGGCTGGAAGTGCCCCAGCAGAGCCTCGTTGGTGATGGTCAGCTCGATGAGGCCACTTGGCGTATACCTGCTGTAGTTGTTGTTCTGCGGGTGCCCGTTGGTGATGGGCCGCAGCCGAGGGGTCTCGACCCCAACGGAGCGGGTGACTGACTCGCAGACTACTCGTGCTGTGACATGCTCCATGGTCGCTGGTCCTCGGTCAGATGTTGGTGCAGGCATCGACTGGTGGGTGGGCGCCACGCTCGAGGACCAGCGAGGTTGAGCATAGGGCGGGAGAGGTTGGGTGTAAAGCGGTGGGTGTGGGCAATTGCCGGATCCGGAAAAATAGCTGGGAATTTCTGGCGCGTCGAGTTGGTTCCCCCTGGGAGGCTGCCGGTTGGTAAGCCGGGTAGGGGTAGCGGCCCACCGGCCAGCACCCGCCCACGGTCGCCCCAGCGACCAGGCGACCGACCCTGGCAGCGACCCACCGACCACCGCCCGGCCCCGCTGGCCGAGCCCCGCTGGCCGAGCCCCGCGTCCGCGGAATGGCAGGTATTCGCAGTGCGAGTGGCGATTTTGCTTTACTTCCTGGCCTAGCGAGGCTACCACTTAACTACCGCAGCGGCCTACCGGCCAGCGGCCCTCGGGGTGGGCCCGAGGGAAGTAGAAGGAGAAGTAACATGGGTAAGAACAAGACCGCCACCGCAACGATCGTCGCCGACGAGACCGTGCACCCCGACACGACGACCGCGACCCTGCCGGCCGAGATGCCCGCACCGGCCGCGAAGCCCAAGCTGGTACTCGTCAAGGCCGAGTACAGCGCCACCGACACCATCCTGTCGGTCGTCGCCAACCCGAAGCGGCCCGGCACCCGCTGCTACACGGACTTCGCGGCCTACAAGCCGGGCATGTCGGTTCTCGACTATCTTGCCAAGTCTGGCATTCCGCGGGCGCGCGCCAGCGCCAACCTCCGCTGGGACCTGGCGCGCGGCTTCATCACCGTCGGCCCTGCGCCGCAGGCCTAGGGAGACACGGGGCGGCCATCGCGCCGCCCCACTGCCCGACGCGAGCTGCGGCTCGCGCCTGGTAGTGGGCAATTCCGCCTGCTGCTGCCGGAGGTGTACTGTGGTCAACTCTGTTCTGTTCTGGGTTCTTCTGATGTTCGCCGTGTTCTGCGGCTTCTTCTGGGGCGGCGCGTCCCTGACGACTGCGGTCTTCGGGTCGTGAGGCTCCTCTCGGCCTCTGAGAGGTCCCTCGCTGCCTGTCGCGCTCTCGCGGCTGGCGGTGCGCTCCCCCCGCCCGCGCCCGAGCCGCTCGTGTGCCTTAAGATGTCGCCCGCGCGTGGGCGAGTCGTGCGCGAGCGCTGGGGCCTCTCGGTCGTGGTCCTCCACTACCCCGCGGATGGGGGTCCTCCCCTGTTCCGTGGTGCGTCTCCCGCGCGCTGAACCCTGGCGCCGCGTGGTGGGTCTCGGCCCTCCCCGCTGCGCGATGGCTCTGGTGCTGTCGACAACAGAGGGAGATCTGGCATGTTCGTGTACGAGGTTGAGTTCGGGAGGGGCGGTGGCCGCACTCTCTACGCAGGAGTGGACGCGCTCGTTCGCGCGTTCGGGACTGAGGCGAAGATCGAGGAGTGCCGCGATGGGTGCAACATCGTGCACCTGATGGCGCCCAGCATGGTGATCATCGCGCGCAGGGTCGAGGTGCGCGAGTGAGCCGGGCGCCAGGATCTCCCGTGGCGCATCGGCTGCAGGAGCAGTACGGCCTGCTGCGGATGGCCCAGGTCGGCATGCGCTGGGCGCTGTTCAGTGGCCCGAGGCTGCGGATTCTGTCGGCCGACTACCTGCCGCCGGCACGCGACCACAGCGTCTGCCACTGGGACGAGGCCCAGCAGAACTGGATCTGGTCGTGACCCGGGAGGAGATCCCCGCGCACATGCTAGAGGGCATCGACGACCTCGGTCTCGACCTCGAGCACATGTCGCGCGCCGCTGTGGCCGAGGAGTGGCTGGAGTGGTCGGGCATCCAGGGATGGTGGTCCACGATCGTGGACCTGGTGGGGTGGGCCCATGCTCCCGCGCGCCAGCAGTACTGCTACGTGCTGCGCCATCCCGACAGGCCAGACTCCCCCATCTTCGAGCTCGCGGTGGACGCGATGGCGGCAGCAGAGGAGGAGCCGGGGGTCTGGACCCTGCAGGAGTGGGGATGGTCGCGGGGCGAGTGGCGAGTGGTTCGCCTGGAGTATCGCCCCGCCAGCATGTGACGCACGACGGTACGGGGATGGTCGGCAGCGGCCCTCCCCGCTCCGCCGCATGTCGCGGACAGAGGGAGACAGACGATGCGAGACTACAGGGAGGGCCTCGTGCGAGGGGCCATGGCGAGCGACACCGAGATCGTGCGGTTCGTTCGCGGGATGCAGTCGCAGCTGCGGCTGTCGGAGCACACGATGCTGGTGGTCTCCGGGCAGCAGGCTCGGCTGGCTCTGGCGGAGACCATGGACAGGCTGTCGGAGGTCGGCCTGCGGGCGACGATGGGACCGGGAGGTGCGCCTGTGTTCTCCGAGCTGGGGTGATGTGTGGTGAGCCAGAGGTCGCGAGAAGATGGCTGGTGCTCGTCGCTGACAGCAGCCTGCAGCGCATCCTCTACACATCGCGCAGGTGCGGTACGCGATCGTGTGTGTACTGCCTCTCGTTGCCTCTGGCGATAACTCTGGCGTATGGGCAGAGCGTCTCCAGCGCTCTGTCCTAACCTCCAGCGTATGGACCACCCGGCTCTCGCCGCACCACCAGGCGGTATCCACATACCGCCCACGGGCGCTGCACCACCACCAGACCACTCTCAGCACGTCTGTGCGACCTGGACCACCCCCGACCCTCTCCCATCGCCCATTAACCACAGTTAATCGTACATAACGCAGATTTAACCTAAACAGCCTAAACAGTATTAGTTTTAAGTTGCGTTAACACTAACTAATACGCTAACTAATACGCTGTTTAGCGAGGTACACCGAGGGTTACAGCGCTAACTTATTACCGATATTAGTTTATTAGTTTTATTTTTAGCAGCACAAAAATTTTTTACGCCCGCGCGGGAAGGGCGGGCGCACGTGTGTAGCGTATTCTCTGTGCGTTAGCTCCCGCCTCTCCAGCCCTCGCCCGCCGACCCTATTAAACTAAGTATTAGTTAGCAGACCTAACTAATATCGGTAATATCCCCAATAGCCTCCGCACCCCATCTTCTAAAATAACCCTTTACTTCTCGCGACTACCCGCCTAGTATAGCCCTACCGCCTACCCACAGGGAGACCGCCATGACGACCGAGACCAATCCGATGCGATCCTGGACCGTGTGGTCCATGCCACTTGGACCTGAGGACAGGCTTGCCGGCTACCAGGTGTTCGCCGGCACCCAGGCCGATGCCCTTCGCTACCATGCCGCCCACCGTGGCACCAACACCTCCCGCGCCTACGTGGTGCACGACCAGACAGAAGCAGCACTCTACGCCACCAGCAGCGTGTAGTCGCCGACCGATCCCAGTCCGCGGGCTGGGATAGGTGGACGACTGGCAGTCGGGGTGGGCCCGATGCAGCGATCCAGGAGAGACCACCATGAGAACACTGCTCCAGGCACGGCATCTGCCGGCCTTCCAGGCGCTCGACAGCGCCTCCATCCAGCGCATCTGCGAGCGACACGGCTTTCGCCATGTTCCGAGAGATGGCGATGGCCTCTTCCAGCTGTGCCAGACCGCTGGCCTCGACCACGCACGAACCGTCCTCGCGCTCGCTCGCGAGACTGACGACACCGGCGTTCGCGCCATCGAGACGCTCGTCGGTCGCCCCATCACTCGCTGGACGCCGCCAGCTCCCGGCGCCAGCTCCCGAGGTGTGGTCACCCGCGAGCGCAACGCACGCACTGCCCCAACCTCCAGCGTCGGCCACCTGGTCGTGCTCGCCGTCGTGCCCAACCCGAAGAAGCCAGGCTCCGCATCCCACGACCGCTTCTCCAAGTGGGTCGTCGGCCAGACGGTGCAGCAGTGCATGGCTGCCGGCCTCACCCGAGGCGACGTCACGTGGGACATGGAGCGCGGCTTCGTCACTCTCGGAGAGCCGAGTGCCTGAGGGTCGTCCCGAGCCGCAGATGCGCATGTCTGCGGCCGAGTTCCGTGCCCACCAGCAGATGGCTGGTGGGACTGGAGACCTGAGGAGGATCAGGACGCACCTGGCGCCTCCTGTGGCTGTCGCTCCTCCAGAGCGGCGGCCGCAGCGATGGGTTCCGCCCCCGGCAGCACCCCGCCATCCCATCGGCGGATGCATGGCTCGCGCCGTCGACCGCGATCGCGTTGCGGTCCAGGTCGGCTGCCCGAGCGACCAGGCCATCCGCCTCGGCGACGGCGGACGACTCACCATAGTGACCACACACATGAGCGCTGCCGAAGCGAGGCTCCTCGCCCGACAGCTGCTCTCAGCAGCAGGAGATGCGACATGACGAACCAGGAGATCTTCGACCGGGTGCTCCAGCACCTGCGGACACAGGGACGACCATCGAAGACCATCGGTCCTGATAACAGGAAGATCTGTGCCTACCGAGGCGAGGGTGGCACCAGGTGCGCGATTGGCTGCCTGCTGCCCGACGAGAAGTACCACTCGGGGATGGAGAACACCGACGTGCTGGCGCTGCTGGACCGTTGGCCGGAGCTGGGCGAGTACCTGGGCACCAACCATCCGTTTCTGCGCATGCTGCAGCTTGCGCACGACTGCGAAGACAGCTGGGACGACACCGGCTTCAGCAAGGACGGCGAGCAGCGCATGCTTCACATCGCCGAGGACCACGGACTGGCATGGTGGCTCCCAGCCATCTAGCCACCGCCCGGCCCGTGGGAGCCGTCCCACGGGCCGCGCCCCCGCCCCGGTACTACCCTAGCGCCCCCCGCCCCCGACCGCTCCCACGCCCCTCCCAGCGCTCCCACGCGGGCCGCTAGCCGGGCCGCCCCCGCCCGCCCGGCGGCCGCACGCTGACCAGCACCCCCAGCACGTACACTCCACCCTCCACCATTCGCTCGTAGACGAGTCCGCGAGGTGTGCCCCCCGGCGCTCGATGTCAGCGCACAGCTCGGCTGCGTGCGCTGGGTCCATGTCGACCAGCGAGTTGTGCATGCCGGTGGCCGCAAGACTGTCCCTGAGCTCGGCCAGAGTCATGGTCAGTGCGGCGGCAGCTGCGTGGCCATCACTTCTGCACTCCCCTCTCCCTGTCTTGCACCATTCGCCGACGCTGCGCTTTCCTCGGCTCTCGGGTGACGGACACCACGACGTTGTCCTCTGACGACAGCATCTCGTACATGCGCCGAGTGGCCTCAGCCCAGTTGTGGAACTGTTCCTCTCCGACCGTGTAGGTCCATGCCTCTCCTCCTAGTCTGCCCATGCTGGCTCCCAGTCCGCCTCCACTCCCACCCACTCTCTCCCACTCTCGTCTCCGACGATTCTGAGAGAGAATGCAGCCGGGAGGTGCGGGTCGTCGTGGTTGAATGTGTCCGTGACGATGCACTCGCATCCGAGCGCGAGGGGTGCTCCGTAGTCGGTGCTCCCGATCCATGGGTTCCAGCGCAGTCGATCTCCGACGGCGCACCGCTGGCGTCTGACCACTACCACCCGGCCCGCCTAGGAGCCACGTCCAGACACCCCTGGGAGCGGCTGGGAGGCCTCGTCCGCCGCCCCCGGCCCCCCGCTACCCGCCGCCCCCGCGACTGTCCCAGCGTCCTCTGGAGCGGGCGCGCTGGCACGACTCAGGACGAGGTCAGCGAGACGAACTAGGCTCGCCGGCCCATAGTCCCGACGGCTGTAGTCGGCGGCGACCACAGCAGCTGTGGCATGCGCCTGCTCTGGGACCATGCCCTGTCGGCATGCGTCGGCAATTGCCAGGCTGACGCGATTGGCCAGCTCGACGTAGAGTGGTCCCTCGAGTGTGATCTGCCTGCTGGCCTCCCGGGCCATCCTCGTGTGCTCTCTGTGTGCGAGTGTGCGTCGTGTCATGGTCTCTTCTCCGAGTGGTCAATGAGTGACTGTCCGACTGTCCGCGCGAGCTCTGGCGTGAGCCCGAGCCATGCGACAGGCTTTCCGAGTGCGATCTCGACGAGGCCATTGATGGGGTCGTACCGAGTGCCGATGGTAATCTCCCCCTCGTCGTCGTCGCTGACGGGTGGGTGCGGGAACTGGCCCGTGGGCCCAAACCTCGGCACCAGGCTGGTGGCCACCAGCCATCCGCGAACGAATGCGGCCCAGAGTGCGCCCTGGGTGTGCTCGGGAACCTGCGCCCATCGGTGCGCGCTCTGGTACTCCTCAGTGGCCCTGTACTGCTCGAACGCCACCAGCATGGGGTTGCCGGGCGGCAGCGCCTGCTCTGTGCTCATGGTCTCTCCTCTCTGAATGTCTGGGCGTAGCCGGGGTGTCGGGGCGCAACTGTGCCCTGTGCGATCTGCTGGGCCCTGTCCTCCGAGCAGGGAGTCTGCAGGAAGTCGGCCAGGAGCATGGTCGTCGCAGCGGGCTCCTCCAGATAGAGCCTGTAGGACAGGTTGAGAACTGGGCATGTGGTCTCTGCCCAGAAGGTCGCGAGCAGGTACTGCTCTCTTGCGACCTCGTATGCGATCTGTCGCGGGTCAGCACCATCCAGAGATCCGTGCCTGGCGACACTTGCGGCCGTGTCGGCTGTGTCTCGGTTGATGCAGACTATTCTGGGGAGAGTGAGGTGGTTGGTGAAGCCCGGGAGCCACCTGCGATGGAGGTTTGGGAACTTGAAGCCCCAGCTCTCCCCGGCCAGGTGGTCTGTTCGGCTGTCTCGCTCATTGATGAGGCGGATCTGCATGTCGAAGTACTGGTTCTCGATGGCGAAGAACATGTCTGCGTCCTCGTGGGTGTGCTCGGCCCATGGCCTCCCCATGGGGATGCCGAGCTCTGTGCAGACTGCGGCGACCATCGAGGTCCCTCCCCGAGCCAGACCTGTGACAATGATGGTGCTCACTGGCTGCCACGTCTGAGTGTTGCATCCATCGACGTGGCGCCTATCTTAAATCCGGTCTGGACAAATTCCATCCACTGTTTCAGGGCTTCATCCGGCTTCTCAGGTCCAAGCAGCGGTATGCGCAATTCGGTCTTGAACCTGCCACTCGCCAGCGCAATCGACAAAATCACCGTGTCTGTAACGTCGTCATTTTCCGGTGGCTTGGAAAGTCTTATCGGAGTTTCTCTGACGGGTTTCATTTTGGTGGCTCCGGGAGAAAGGTGAAGTGGGTCAGATATCGCTGATGTACGCCTCGGCCCAGGCCGATGCGATTTCGGTGTCGTATTCCTTATCCGCCGATGCGCGCCTGGCGAAGTATGCCCGCCATTCTGATGCGAACGCGGTCTCCCGTGGAAATGCGAGCGCGGTGCGGTATGCCTGATATGCCGGTGCGATTGCGGTGCGGTATGCCTCAAGTGCTTTCCGCGACAGTAGGCTATTCGCAGCCCATTGGTAGTTAAAGTCGAGATTGGCCCGGCATAACTCTGGCGTTACCTCGACGGATTTACCAAACCGCTCGAAGAACATTTGGCGCTGGCTCTCGCAAGCCCTGGCGTTGATCAGCTGCTTGAGGGTGAGTGTGCGCGTCAGCGGCGTGGCGCAGAACCCTCCAACACGTGCGGTCTGCATCGCCTCCTGCACACGGCGAATTAGTGCGCGCATCACTTACCATTCCCCTTCCATCCATGCTTCCGCGCACTCGTCATCACCACGCCCACACTGCCGCCCCACTGCGACAGCGGGCGGACGTGCTGCGCCACTTGGAGCAGGGCGTTTTCGAGATCAGCGATGCGCTGGAGAAGCGCCCGGTCTGCATCGCCTCCCGCACCGGGCAGAGGAGTGAGACCAGCCGGGTCCCCGCTAGGCGGCTGGGCGATTTCGGGATTGGTTGTGCGAGCGCGAATGGCTTCCTCAGCATATTTGTAGGCCATCAGCAATGTTTGGCCAGCGTGGCTGTCAGGGCAGTTCTCTTGAAGCCGTCTCATTGCGCTTGCACACCCCTCCCGCTCCGTCAGCACCGCTGCGTCGATCGCCGCGCCGATAAGATCACGAACGGTGTCGCCGGACACCATGCCGGACGATTTGCGACCGGCCGCAAAACCTGAGTCGTATGCCTCCGCCGTCGCGTTCGGCGCATCCCCCAGCCGGAAACCCTGGGCGGCGAGGTACTTGGCGCCCACGCAATAAAATGTTTCTCGCTCATCCGCGTTCTGGTATTTTTCATGCGCGCGGATAAACGCCTCCTGCATCTTCTCCAAATCCGGCTCGCCTGGCGGTGCGGGGCGGAAGGTGGCGAGGCGGGCGTTTACGTACATAGCAAGATCAGCAAAACAGTCGCGAGAGTGGTAGACGGACTTGTTATACTCTGTGCGCATGTCCTCTGCCGTGAACACCGGCACCTCGCTCGGCGGGTTGGGCAGGGCGCGGATCTTTTGCATTATCTGTCTCGCAAGCGACTGGTCCCTGTGGTCGACGGAGGCCATCAGCCACTCCTCCGCGATCTGTGCGGCGGGCTCGTAGATGCTCATGGCACTATCCTCTCCGCAGCGCGATACAGAGCCGACCGATGCGCATGGACCAGTGGCCTCCGCTCTGCGATCTCGCACAGCGCTGCTGCGGTCGTCCGCGAGGCGTCGCACTCTCCGCGCAGGTGTCGGATGGCCTCCTCGATGATCGTGCGCTCCCAGAGCATGACGACGCCCTCGAGTGCGAGGATCTCGACCAGTGTGTCCGCGAGTCTGCGACGAGGAATTGGAGCTGGTGCGCTCCCGCCGCCAGGTACTGATGTCATGCTGCTCTCCTGCTGATCTGTGTGATGCAAGTCGTGACGGTGTCGGTTGCTCCTCTGTGGAGTGGGTGGTCCTCCTGGAAGTTCTGTCCCCAGTGTGCGAGCGCCTGTCGAATGTAGTCGCTGAGCATCTCCCTGGTCACGTGGTCGGGGACTGTCGTCTCCAGACGCATCGTCAGACGCCTCGGCACGGTACTCTCCGGAACATGGTGGGTCTGATCGGGAGTACTCGGCGACCGTCCGTCCACCCTCGCTCTGACCACCGCGCCACGCGAGCTGGCTCGCTGCCCTGGTCCACGAGGTAGTACCTGCCGTCTGTCTCGGCGAGGTGGATTGGCAGCCACCGAGCTCGCTCGGCGAGTCGCATGGCGACGAGGCCTGTGTGCCCGAGCTCTATGGCGCGCTTGTACGCGCGAAGCGCTGCCTCCTCAACGTCCTGGTCTGATGGCCTTCCGACTAGAGTGTCCATGACACCATCGCCCCCACCTCTGCGCATGTCAGGCGCACGCTGGTCGCGTCTCCGGCACTGTTGGTCGCGCCGAGGAGCAGCCCGCATCCGCGGAGCGGAAGCCGCTGCGAGCCGACGCGGAGGACAAATCCGTACTCTCGCTCCGGGTGCAGCAGCCCCTCCTCGTTGACGAGAAGCATGTGGCCGGGAGGTGCCAGCGGAGCGGACTCGATGGGACCCTCGACTGCCAGCTGCATGCTCGCGAGCGAGTTGGCTGTGGCGTATCCGACGGTCCTGTTCCTCGCGTCTATGTAGATGGCTCTGGGCATCGCACTCTCCTTGTCAGTAGTATAGGCTCGGACGTCCGACAGGCGCTAGGCCACGCGGCGAACAACGGCGTCTCGCCCCTGCATTCTGATCGAGAACTGTCTCTCCAGTTTTCTCGCCTCGCGTCGGACCAGAACTCGAATGCTTGGCGGATGCACTCCGTTGAGAGTACACTCCTCGCCCACCTCGAGAACTCCGAGTGGCAGGCACATCCGCTGCTGCCTCCGGTCGGATGCTGGACGCACGTGGATGGACTGCTCGAGTCTCCTCGCAGCTGCCAGCAGAATGTCAGTGGCCGGCGCCGCGCTCCCGACCATTGCCCGCAGCTGGGCGGCGATCTCTGCGTTGGTCACTGCTCGAAGTACCCCATGAGCTGGCCGTCGAGCGATGGCCAGTACCACTCGCTCTCCTCCTGTCCGAGGCACACGCTCCAGGACGCGCAGCGCAGACCGATCTCCTGCAGCTGTAGGACGTACTCGCCACGGTACAGGTACAGCCTGTCGGTGGTCCGCTGCCGCTGCCGAACCGCGATGTACACGTGGCCACCGGCAGCCAAGCGCCTGAGGATCCAGGAGGGCTGCATGGGCCGGAACTTCACGACCCAGCCGGTGGTGTGCTTCATCTCGACCCACACCTCCCGACCCTGGCGGCAGCCATTGAGATCGGGGACACCTGGAGAGAGTGCCCCCGTCTCAATGGGCTGCCAGTCCCACTCGGGCAGATGGCGGCGGAAGAGCTGCCGCAGGCCGCCATCCACCATCCTAGAGCTCGCTCGCGACGTGCGAGAACGTGCTCGACACTCCGTGTCCGAGACCCGTCACCGCGCTGATGATGACCACGGCGATCAGCGCTGCGATCAGCGCGTACTCGATGGCCGTCACCGCCTGCTGATCATTCTTGATCAGCAGACTGCGACGAACCACCAGTCCAAGATACTTCAGCATCTCCACTACTCCCTCCTCTCTGGAGCCGGGAGCCGCCCGGCGCGGATGCGCTAGAGACTAAGTCTCCGGCGAATTACCTCGATCTCCAGACGTAGACGAACTGCCTGCTCGTCCTGCCTCGGAGTTGTGTCGTACTGTGTAATCCTGAAGCCGTCCGCGAGACAGTCGGAGAGGTCGTTGTCGGACATCTCCATGACCGGAATTCTGCGACCGTCCTCGGTACGGTAGTACATGTCTCGCACTACGCCAGCCCCACCAGCACTGCCCACAGCACCCACTCGTCGTATCCGGTCCGGATGCCGGGAGCCCTGCTGTAGTGCCTCTCAATCCGCACCATGAGGACCAACGCTCTGAGGTGGCGAATGCCCCACACACGCATCCAGGGCGGAGCAACGTGGGGCAGCACCCACCCGCACGCGCTGGCGTCCTGCAGCCATCGCTCGAGGCTCTCTGTGTCTCGCACTACACCAGTCCCTTCTCGACTGCGAGCCACTCGGGCATCTCCATCTCGCCCTCGTCCTCGTGCCACTCCACCTGGCTCCTCGGCAGCCACACGTACTCGCTGCCGTCGTAGAAGCGCCAGGCGAGTTCCGACCCACCGCGCACCTCCCCACTGATCCGCACCAGGTCGTGGTTCTTGGCTCTGGTCATGACTTCTCCTGCTCCTGCATGTTGGTGATGCTCACCCGACGCAGACTGGGCTGCAGCGGATGGGTGGGGTGGAACTGTCCACCCCAGGTCTCGAGCGCGTCCTTAATGAAGGCTCGGACCTGGCCCCTCGTCGCGCCGCCTCGGGGAATGGTGAAGGAGATGGTCGCCACCATCCGTCTCGGCGGTCTGCTGTAGTCGGCGCCGTAGTCTGGCTCGTCGCTCATGGCGCAGTTCCGTCGTTCACGCACCAGAACTGGAACACTCCGTCGTCCTGCTGTGCTCCGCTGCCACCTGGCACCAGCTGGTGCGACTTGCTGCCGATGATCGACAGGCCAGCAGCCATGCAGGCCTGCCTCGTCGCGAAGTGTAGGACAGGCAGAGAGTGCAGTGACGAGTCCAGGAGGTACTTGTCCTGGACCACAGCCACCATCTCCCATGGTGTGGGTGTGCCAGCTCTGGCCGGACCAGCAACCAGCAGTAGACAGAGAGCGAGACTCCGAGTGCGCATCACTACTTCCTCCCCAGTATGTAGTCAGGTCGACGCTGGCCCGGCTGCGGGCAGATGGCGATGATTCGCCACCCATCGACGAGGTGCGACCGAAGCTCGTCTGTGCAGCAGTTGTCCAGGTTCACGACGTTCGTGTAGGACATCAGCTCGTGGCCTGGGAGGTGCACGTGGACCGAGCTCCCGGTGTACTCCTGCGGGACCAGCCTCGGCACGAGCTCTCTCCACGACTTCAGCATGACCTCGATGCCGAGGCCGCTCAGAAATGCGATCTCCTCACTGTCCACGGGACCATCGTAGGTGTGGTACATGCCGCACTTAGACTGGTCCTCAGGCAGGTCGAACATGATCGCTCGGAGGCGCTCGTAGTCCTGCGCGGACAGGCTCTGGACCCACTCGCTCTTGTAGGGAAGGCCGAACCTGACTCGGACGATGGCGCTCAAAGCTGCACCACCCTCAGGCCCATGCCTTCGGCCACGGCGACGATGGTCGCTGTGGCCCTGGGCGACCCACTCACCAGCACTGTGCTGCTGCCTGATCCGCTCTGGATCTTCTGCATCGCGTCTATCGCCACGCCAGCAACGTAGGGAATTCGCCCAGCTTTCCTCCATTCGTGGTAGCTTCCGCTGCCGTAGCCGAGATGTGTGCACAGCTGGCCACCTGTCATCCCGAGGTGCCGCATTCCTGCCTCAAAGACGCTGTACTCCATGGTCTGGAAGGTGCGCACCACACCACTCTTGGTCTCCGCCATGTCCACGTATCCTCTTGCTATCTCGCGAAGGTGCTCCTCTGCCTGGTCATCGTGCAGAGATGTGAAGGCCATGCCAGTTGCTCCAACTATTAGCGTATGTTAAACTGGGACGGTCGGAGAGGTAAAGCCCAGCCGCGCGGCCTACCTTTACCCGACCGCCCGCGCGTAGGACTCCACACAGTCCTGCAGCCGCCATCTCATGCCGCGAGCGCCTGGTCCCAGTCGTACTTGGCATGTCCCCAGTCTCGGCCGAACTCTGCGTCCACCTTGGTGGGCACCCGCAGTCTGACCACACTGGTCATTATCTCTGTGCAGCGGACAGCGTCTCGCTGCCTGGCGAACGAGAAGTCGAGCTCATCATGCATCTGCACGAGCGGCAGGTGGCCCTCGCGGTAGCACGCTAGCATGGCCATCTTCGTCTGCCGGGCTGCCCCACCCTGCACCAGTCGGTTCATGGCCTTGTGCGTGAAGGCACGAACCAGCTTCTTGTCGGGCCAGGCCGCTCGCGCGCGCTCCAGGTCCAGCGGCGTGGAGTCGCGCTCCCATGCGGGGGCCCACCTGTCGAACCTGCACCTCGCACCATCCAGCAGCTTGATCCAGCCGCGCCTCCCGGCCTCGCCGGCGCAGAAGTCAGTGAGCCCGGAGACCCAGGGAACCCGGGAGTGGTACAGCTCGAGCATTGCCCTGCCCTCCTCGAGAGTCAGACCGAGTGAGCGGGCCAGCTTGGCTGCGCCCATGCCGTACATCATTCCGAGGTTGATGATCTTCGCGCTCCACCGATCGATGCCCGCCATGTCCGCGACCATCTGGTGGAAGTCAGCGTCTTCCCGCTCGGCGTAGTACCTGACGGCTGCGTCCGCGCCGTGTCTCTTGGTCAGAGCCGCATAGTGCACTGCAAGACGTGGCTCCTGCTGGCTGTAGTCGAGAGCGCCCCAGACCTCACCGTCCTCCGGAACGAATATGGAGCGTGTGAGTGGACCCAGGACAGGATCTCGGGCAGGCATCTGCTGGAGAGGAGGATTGGCGTAGGAGAGTCTGTACGTGCGTGTGCCACCGTCGTCGTCCCGGAGCTGGTGGATCTCAGCGTGGACTCTGCCTCGATGCTCGTAGCCCAGGATGTAGTTCCCGACAAACTTCTCAGCCAGATCGTGGTGCTGTCGCACAGAGCGTATGAGCCGACCCACAGGATGCTCGACATCCTCCAGAAACTGTCTAGTGAACGATGGCTGGCCAGTCTTATTCGTGCGACGATAAGGAATGTCGAACTTGTCGAAGATCAGGGCGAGTGCCTCCGGACTGTTGCAGTCCTGGACTGACACTCCCCGACCACTCAGTCGCGCGATCTCCGCAAGCGCCTCGTCCCTTGTCCTTCGCACTCGGGCCTGCACTGCGGCGGCAGCGTCGGTGCTGACTCGCATTCCGCGGCGGCGCATTGCGGTGACCATCGGGACGAGGTCCATCTCCAGCTGGTACGCGCGCTCGAGCCGCTCCTCCTGGAGTCTGGGCCTGAGGTGGTCGGCGAGCTGCAGCGTGGCGAGTGCGTCCTGCTCTGCATATGGCCCGACGTGCCGAGCCGGGAGGCGCCACAGATTGGCCCTGGCCTCGCGAGGGTCGATCCCCAGGTTGGCGACGGCAGAGCGGAGCAGTGTCTCGTCCTTCCCGAGTATCCCGGCTCGGCGGCAGCATGCGTCGAGTGAGTACGAGAACTCGTTCTCGTTGAGCATGGTCGCCATGATCTGCGTGTCGTCGGCGCGCTCTGACCACACGTCGGTGTGCAGCCAGCCCATGTCATAGGACATGTTGTGGAAGACGACGTGGTTGTCGCGAAGCAGCTGCTCGACCCAGGACATGACCTCGCCGTGCGGCCGGCACTCGGTCTCTGGGTGGCGAATGGGAACGTAGATCGCTCCTCCGCTCCAGGCCATCGACACTCCGGCCACGTACCCCATGCCCAGAGCCCAGCCCGGTCCCATGTCCCGAGCCAGTCCGTCGTCGCGAGTCTCGGTGTCGAGACTGATGGTCTGCCCAGACACACGAGGCAGCGGTCCGGTCGGAGGAGTCCAGGACGACTGGGGCTCGAGAAGCCCCAGCTGTCCCTCGACGAACCTAGATATTGGCACTGGGCCTGGGGACGGGCATGGCAGGTGCCCGGCGGCGGCGCCACTCGTCGTCCGTCTCCTCGAACTGCACCGTTCCAGCAAGAGTCGGACCATCCGGACCAAGCGAGACGTGGGTCGGAGTGAACTTCTTGGCGACTCTCGGTGTGGTGTCGCTCGGCCGATGCTTCTCGTCGTGCTCCGCCAGCATCATCGCGTAGACAGACATGTCGTCCAGGCTGTCCTCGTGCCCACCGCGGTCCATGTTCTGCGCGTACCGAGTCAGCTTGGTGAGGAGGTGCGCGAACAGCACGAGTCTGCCGAGCTCCTCCTCACCTCGCAGGATGATGCCATCAGGGAACATGCTGGCCATCACCGGCCCGAACTTGGTGTAGTTGCCGCCATACTGCCTGTTGCGCTCGCGAAACAGATCTGCTGCTGCCGCGAGTCTCTCGTCGGGTGTCCTACTCAATCTCCCACTCCTTTCTTCGTCTTGCCATGTAGCGCATGGCCGCATCGCCGATCTCGGCGTACGACTCCTCCTGGACCAGCCGCTCTGCGTGCTCGTCCACAGCAGCTGAGCACCTCTCCGCCACGAGCCTGGCAAACTGGTTGCCCATCATGAGCTCCTGCATGCCCCACTCGTACATCTCGATGAACTCAGCCAGCTTGAAGATGTCCTGCCACCTGTCGTGCAGCGGTGCCGGAGGCGGAACTCCCCAGGGAAGACACATGCTGAGCACAGTCTCGTGCTCTATCCGGTCCATCTCCCGCTTGAGGACTGGATTGTCTCTCTTCACAGGATACGGTGCGTCCCCTGAGCCAATCTCGCCCAGGTCGTGGACGATGGCGTGGACGAGTATCTCCCGAGGACAGAGTGGCCATATCGCCAGAAGAATGCGCTGTATCTGGTAACTGTGCTCTCCGACTGACTGTGGTCGGATGGTGGGCCAGGTGTGGTATCGGCCCACACACGCGGCCAGTCTGGGATCGTCCCGAACCTGCGGTCGTCTCACAGGCCGTCCTCCGCGGCGATCTTCTGCAGTCGTCGCGCCCTGCGCCGATCCTCCCACTGGGAGGCAGCAGTCTGCCAGTCAGTGTGGGCCACTCTGCTGAGTGCGGCGGGAGACTCCTCGCCGCGCCGCTCTCGAATGGCGTCGTGGGCCTGGGACATCGGAGTCAGAAGCTCGCTGAACACAGGACGCGGATTCACAGAGTTCGACCGGACATGGCACCACTCCTCGATCTCCGAGAGCACCTGCGGCCAGTCACTGCTGATGTCGCCAAACATCGGTCGTGCCTGTGCGACGGTCGGCCGGTCGAGGCTGGTGCTGCCCGACACTCGACGAGTGTACAGGTCGTGTGATCTGCCGGCAGCATGTCGCTCGTCGGGCCAGCCATTCTGGTCAATCCAGGACTTGTAGACGTGGAAGTTGTTGGAGATCTGGGTGTAGGATCCCATGCGGATGCCAAGTGCGCTCGCAATGAACTCCTGCAGAATGCTGAAGTGGACAACGTTCGAGCCATACGCTCCCCAGACTGCATCGTTGCTTCTGCAGCAGACAGTCATGTCGAGCCGGGGAGCAGTCGCTGTGTGTCGGCGGAAGTAGATGGTGGTGTTGCATGGTCGGTCGCGAAGGCCGCGGACGCCGAGGTCTGCGGTCGGGTCCCACATCTGGAGGACCACCTGCCTCGAGCTGGGATCGTCGGCCAGCAGACGAATGCAGACCGACAGCTGGTCGAGCGGGTCGTCCTGGTCCAGCGAGAAGTGCTGTCGCCAGCGATGGCCGTAGGCTCCATGCATGTCGCCGTCTGGCTCGGCGAACCGAGCGCTGAAGTCGCTGACATATCGGTCGAGCCATGTGGCATCTCGGCGCCCGGCGAGCATCCAGAAGCTCTCCATCAGGTGGAGCCACGGATTGCAGTTGCGAGCCGGGGAGAACAGCACGCGCTCGATCGGCTGCTCGTACACGGTGGCCAGTGGTTCCTGGAGCACGTAGGCTCCGCCATTTCGGCTCTGCTCGAGAACGCCCTGCGACTGCAGCAGGTGGAGTCCGTGTCCGTATGCCTGGTTCACGTTTCGGTGTCGTATGACGATCATCTAGTTGAGTCCCTCTCTCAGTCTGTTGGTCCAGTCAGTTCCGCCGGTGCTCTCGGACATCGCGAGTACCAGTCTTCGCATCGCCTCCCGGCGCGCCGAGACACACAGGTTGGACTCCGAGAACACCCAGCTGACGGCCTCTGCCACTGCCTCGACAGTCCTGTCCATCTGCTGCTCGAACTCAGGATATCTGCTGCAGCTACAGTCCTCCACCAAGTGCTCTCTTCCAGGAGATCGTGGTCTCCATTCGTGCTGAGAGCTCGCGGCCGGTCTTGGTCTCCTTCATGCGAGTGCGAACGACCGTGGGCCACAGCTCGGCCATCCGGGCGACGGCAGCGTTGTGGACCTCAACAGTGCGGTAGTCAGAGCATCCGCCCGGTGCCGAGGTCTCCGACTGCCCGGTGGCCCAGTACCCAATCAGAAGGTTCTCGTGCCCTCTCCACAGACTCTGGAGTGCTGTGTCGAAGTCCTCCTGGATGGTGACGCGTCCGTGCTCGAGCGAGCAGAAGACCTCGGTGTCCCAGGCGTAGCACCGCATGATGCGAGTGTTTCGGTGGACCAGCTCCGTCGGTGTGCCTCGCTCGCCCAGTCGGTTGTTCCCCTCGCGACTCGACAGGCCAATGTGGGCAACTGTTGGCTCCGTGCGGAACAGCTCCTCGACGAACGAGAGCATCTGCTCGACTGAGTCGTGGCTGGCGTACTCCAGCCGCCAGTCCTCGGATGTCCTCCGCACCAGGAAGTGGCTGTCGTCGTCGCACATCATGAAGTGGGCATGGCCCTGGCGTGCTGCGTACCTGCCCATGTGCTCTCGAGACTGCGCGATCCTGTAGCTGTCTGGCTGGCCGTGTACTCTCACCCCAAACCGACTCCAGGCCTGCAGGTCACGGGTGTAGTTGCTCAGTTGTCCGGCCGGGACAAACACAATAGTCCGCGCGAGCACTGCGCGAGGCAGCCATCGCAGCAGTGTGTGGCCAATCTTGGCTGATCGCGATCGGCTTGGGACGTAGATCGGTATCGTACTCACAGTTCCTCCAGTATGTCGGCCAGCAGTATCTCGACCGCGGCTCTCTGGCCATCGCAGTTGTACCAGTGGTTCAGTCCGGACGGATGTGGAATGGCCACCCAGTCGTGCATGTGTGGTGTCCAGTGCAGGAAGTCCTGGTCCATCCCAAATGTCCAGGCCACCTCGCGACCGAGCATGATGCAGGTGCGGTCGGTGAGGGACGGACGGATCTCTTGCATCTTCTCGATGGCTGCTCGCTTGGACCAGCCACCGACACAGAGATTCATGCGCTGCGTGCGCTCGAGCCAGTCGGACTCGCTGATCCCTGTTCGAGCGGTCGCCATCTGCCACAGACGGTGGCCTGTGCAGCCGACCGGCTGTGTCCACAGCGCACGACGAGGATCGTCTGACAGCGGGTTGTCCATGCCCACAATGACCAGTCTATCGTGTGGCATGGAGCAGTACCAGAATGGCGACTGAGCACGCAAGATACTCCAGTGCCATCACAAGACTCGCGAGGCGATCACTGGTGCTCAGTGTCACCACCAGAGTGCGCTTCTTGCTGCAGACAAGCAGATAGACCTGCCCAGCGGCGTGCAGAGCGAGGAGTCCGGCAGCAAACCAACATATGTCACGAGCAAGCATCTGGACCTCCAAGTGAGGAGCTAATATACGCTGCCACCGGCCGGAGGCGCTAGGGCTCCCATGGCAGACGGCGTGCCGGCGTGAGTGGTGAGTGGTCGAGCGCAGTCTCGATGGCCGGGAGATGGTCTGTCCTGTCGAGCTGCACGCCGCCGCGCGGGTCGGCCACGCGCAGAGGGGTCCGGTCGCAGCCCTGGCAGGGGCGGTGGCGCCTCCAGCCGCGCGCTAGGTAGTACCGCGCCGCCCGGTAGGCGGCAGACTCCCACGCCGCCTCCAGGCTCTCTGTTGTGCCGCACACATACTCGCCCCGCCAGTCTGCGTCGCAGACCACAATCGTCCCGTCCCATCGGACAGCCATCTCCTTGTGGGGCTTGTCGCAGGGCTGGTGCATGGCAGAGTTGTTCGGTGGGTAGGCCAGCCCGGCCTGGTTGTCCAGCGTCCCCAGCCGAACGGGCTCCTCCTCCACCACGACGATCTTGCTGTAGCGCATGTATCTCTTGTCGGCACCGTCGGTCCGCCACTGGATGCCAGGGTGCAGCTCCTCAATAGCGTGTCGGTCGTCGCGCAGTCGCCGCCCGGCGCTGGACCCCGGACGCTTGCCCACGACAAGGACGTTCAGCCCAGCCTCGAACATCCCGACCACCTGGGCGATGGCCTGGGTGCGGAGCGTGCCGCCTCCGGTGCGCAGGACCATGCATGATCGGTCGTAGTGCCGGCGTCCGATGGCGAGCATCTCCTCCAGCTGCGGATGCAGCATCGGCTCTCCGTGCATGGAGAACTCGAGCCGTGCCTCCCACCGCAGGTCGCACATCTGTCGGCACAGGTGCTCCAGCGTGGCCGGGAGCATGTAGTTGCGCTGTCCCTCGACAGATCTGATGCCACAGAAGTAGCATCGCATCTCGCACCCCTCGACCAGCTCCACTCTCACCACGTACGGAGGCCATGCTCGTCCGTCGCGCCCGAAGTTGTCGAAGTACCGGCGTCCGCTGCCGAGCGGGAGCAGAGTCATCTGTAGACGCCCCGAGGTCTCCCCTCGTCGAGCTGGACTCGCCGATACTTGTCGAACTCGCACAGTGTGTGCTCGACCTCGCGCATCTCCCAGGCTGGCCAGTCGGCGGCGGGCGTCTTGGGCCACCAGTTGCCGTGGGCGCAGGCCAGCAGCTCTCGCATCTCAGCAATGTACTGCGCGCGGGGAGCGTGGCGACTGACCTCACGACCATGGAGTCGGTTCAGACCTCGCATTGCCCCAGGACCTGGGTTCGCCCACGCCAGTCGGTCAGGCGCATCGTCCAGCAGCGGCGTGTAGCGAAGGTCGCAGACAATCTCGTATGCGCCGAACGGTCCAATGAGCGGAAACTTGACGAGCCAGTCCCAGACCTCCTCCATGGAGTGCTCGTGCGTGTCCAGGAGCATGCCCATGTCGAGCCAGCTGGTGGACTCGCCTCGGTGCGGGCGAGCACTCTGGTGGAACGTCCTGATCGCCCAGAGCACGCCGTCCAGCTTCGACGATCCCTCGTAGGTCCGCACGATGTAAGCTCCCGTCACGTAGGGACCATCGCCACAGTGGGCGAGAATCTGCTCTTTCATGTACGCTGTCTCGCCAGTTCTGAAGAATTCGTCGAATGCCGACGGCATGAGATCGGCTCGGCTGAAGATCGCATCAGCGGTCTCCCGACGATTGAACCATCGGTAGACGACGATGGCGAGCAGGAGCTCGGGTGGGTGGACAATCTGCTGGCGGACCAGCTGGCGATGGTGGATCGTCGTCGCGTCCAGCTCGCGATAGACGTTGGTGAAGCGATAGTGGGCGAGGATCGGATCACTCGTCCACTCGGACCTGGGCAGTCCAGCCTGGCGCCGCAGGTAGATGTTGTGTCGCTCGCGGGCGAAGTCGAAGAACGGGGTCGGATCCACTACTCGAGCACCTCCCGAAACTCAGCGTCAGTGAAGACCATAGCTCGGCCTGGGCAGACCACCAGGATCCACTCGCCTGGGTCCACATGCAGAGGCTGTGGGTGGAAGCCTGGCTGCGCCAGGATGTCAATGCCCTCGGGTCCGCCAGTTGCCAGTAGACGATTCTGGCTGCAGAACTGCATTGGACTCGTCTGACCCACCTGGTGCACCATACCAGTGTTCAGCTCGTCGTCGGTGAAGAGATGCGCGTACTGGTCGGCCAGTAGAATGGCCACCTGCCCCGGCTCGGGGACCAGAATCCACGATCCTGGGGAGACTGACAGTGGCTCGCCCTCGGTCATCCCCAGCTGCTCGTAGATGTGCATCCCACTCTCGTCGCCCTCCCACTCGAGGCCGTTGTCTGCCATGAACGCATGCAGTGCATCGGTCAGTGCGGTGTCCTCGCCATCGTGCACGCAGATGGCTCGCTCGGGTCTGAGTCGCATGTCGAGTGTACTCCGGATGTGGCATGTCCCCGGCGCTCTCGCGACCGGGGACACTGGTTGTGTGCTAGGCTGCCTCGGCGACCGGCGCAGTCGCAGCGGGTGCCTTCGGATCGGCGGTCACAACGATCAGGTTGTGGGACACGTCCCAGGCGATGTCGGCGGTGGAGACACCGGCGCCCAGCGCATCCTTCACGGTCATGCCCGACTTGTAGAGGGCAAACCGAGCGTGTGACTGTGAGCTCGGGCGCTTCGGGTTGTTCTCCGGGCCATACTCCTTGCCGGCCTTGTCCTTGCCGAACGTGATGATGTCGGTCAGGGCGCAGCCCTTCGGGGCACGCGGACCGGCCGGAGCCTTGGGCTCCTTGGCGACCGTCTCCTTGGGGGTCTTCGCGGCAGCCTTCTCCTCGGCAACCTTCTTCACTTTCTCAACCATGAGTCTCTCCTTGTCTGGGTTGTGCGGAGGATCTACTGCCACCTGGCACAGGGCAACCATGACACGTGCGGCATTATCACGCATCAGCTCAAGCTTCCTTCGCGGAGGCAGTCTCCTCAGCGCCATCTCGATGGCGCTCGCACCCTCAATTCTGAGCATCCGAAGAAGTCTCGGAAACTCGAGTGCGTTGTACTGCTCCACTATGTCCTCCTTGCTGTGTATGACGGCATCGCCGTCCTGCACATCCGGATGCACAGAGGCCTCGATCGCTCCCGAGAACCTCCACACTGGACCCCAGCCATACTTGGTCACCACTATTGTCAAGATGGTCAGCTCCTCTCAGCGTTCCCAGTGTACGCTGGGAACGGTCACAAAGTAAAGTTGCGTGGACCACGAGGTAGCACCACACAGAGCTCCTGTCGTGCTCTCGTCACTGCGACGTACCAGACTCTGGCCTCATCGTCTGGTCGCACTAGTGCCTCGTCATATGTTCTCGTGGCCATGTCAGTCAGCAGCACGACTCGGTCAGCCTCGCCGCCCTTCGACTCGTGGATCGTTCCAACACGAACCCTGGGCGGTCGCGAGAGACGCTCCTGGTTGCGCCTGCACCGTATGATGTAGGCACGCTCGACAGGTGGTATCTTGTCCAGAGCCTCGTGCCAGATACTCGTGGCGACCAGGCCACCGCTCTCTCGCAGGTCAGCCAGGCTGACCAGATCTTCGTCGGCAAACCGAGGCAGAGTCTTCGACCCACGACGAACACCCACGCCCACAGTCATCAGGTCGTAGGCCAGCCGAGCCTCGGCGACCGTCACCCTCCCACCTCGGCGCATCGTCTCCCACGCCACGATCGCGGACATGGTTCTCTGCCGAACCGACGGATGGCCATGGTGCTCGTAGAGCACACCTGCTGAGGACAGCTCGTCCATGACAGGCGCCAGCAGATACTGGTTCCGAGCCAGGACGAGAACCGAGTCTCCTGACCAGTCAATCTCGGAGATCGACGTGGCCTGGGTCACAACACCCTCGTCGGCTCGCGGTGCCCACTGCTTGGGGCGACGGGCGCGGACCCGGGAGATGATGCCATCGGCGACTGTCTGGATGCGCCTCGGGACACGCCACGACTGTCCGAGCACGCTCACCTCACCGGCGAGGTTAATCAGCGTGGAGACGTCAGCTCCGGCCCAGACGTAGATGGCCTGGTCGTCGTCACCCGCCACCACGAAGACGCGAGCCTGCCTGGCCAGCAGCCAGACCACGTCCCACTGCATTCGACTCAGGTCCTGCACCTCGTCCACGACGAGCACCTCAAGCTGTGGCGGCCGCCCACTCCGAACGAACTCCTCGAGCATGTCTGTGTAGTCCACGAGACCCATCACCGACTTGAACTCGGACAGCGATCGACTGAAGCGATCCACGACCACCCAGTCAATGTCGTCGTGTGCCTCCTCGTACTGCTGGCGGAGTGGAATGCGTCGAACACGAGCCATGTTGTCCATGAAGAGCATTCGATCTCCGCGATCGTATCCCACATACGATCCGTCAGCCACCGAGAACCGGCCACTGATTCGCTCGCCGACCAGATCACCGAACTCCTGCAGCCGAGTGCCGTCCATGATCGTGGCCGACTGGGCTCCTATGCACCGCATGCACAGTGAGTGCAGGGTGCGGAACCAGGGAAGGTCCGACTTGGAGAGACCGAACTTCTCTCGAGCGCGCGTCTGTGCCTCGGTCGCCGCCCGACGGGTGAAGCTGACGTAGCCGATGCGATCCGGAGGAACTCCGGCGGCAAGCTGCTCCTCGACTATCTCGAGGAGCCTCGTCGTCTTGCCGGTGCCTGGTGGTCCGAGGACGATCCTAGGCGATGTCACGCCACCCACCCTCGGACGCTGCGAGAATGCGACCGAAGAGCTCGGCTGACATTCCTCGAGACATCGGAGGACGAGTGGGCTCGACTGCGACTGAGACCTGAGACTTCGGGCCAGTGTAGTCCGCAACCTGGTCGGAGAGCCACTGGGCCACGAGCATCTGGCCGTTTGGCTGGGCAGCCGGTCCGCCATAGATGACAATCTCGAACTGCGGATGCCCAAACATCCAGCTGAGGAAGTGTGGTCGAACCTCCTCGGTGATGGTGTTGGACGGTGTCCCGCCAACTGAGCTACTGCTCTGCTTCTCGACGCCCTCGGGCTGTGTCGCGATGGCGGCGAACTCCACGTAGTATCTCTCCACTAGAACAGACTCCTTGCTGCATGGTACCCGGCCTCGCGAACCATGGCCGAGAAGAATATGGCTGCGACGACGATGGCGATGGCCAGGAGTGCCCCGCTCGGGTCAGCCTGGCGACGTCTCATGCTGTCCTCCACAGGCGAATGACCATGGTCTGGTTCTCCTCGCGCACAGTCGAGGCATAGGCCCAGCCCTGGTTGGCGCGCGCGTACTTGAAGGCTGCCATGCGCACGGCGCGTGCCCTGTCAGCTGGACGCACGAAGCTGTCGCCCACCTCCATGGTCGCGAATGGGTAGATGGCCTGCGCGCTTCCTCCTCGAGAGGGCACAGGTACGTTCTTCTCGACGGCTATCATGGCACTACTCCTAGCTACCCCTAGCCTAGCCTCCGACGTCCGGCAGGCGCTAGGGCAAGATTTCGAGACATCTCAAGGACGGTGAGTGGCCACGGCAGGTGCTCCACACCGAGCATGTCGCAGGCGTGCTCGAGAGCAGCCATGTCTCGTGCCATGTCCTCGAACTCGATGATGTCGCACAGTGCGACCCATCGGCGAAGCTGCTCGACCACCACCAGCGGATGCTCACCGTACACCTCGACATCTCTGTCGCAGATGTCCACAATCCGATCTGGAAGCTCCTCCACCAGCTCCAGCACCCGGCCTGGCCAGCAGCTCTGGCTCACGACTGCGAAGTAGGCACCTCTCACCTCACGGTGGGCGTCCTCGAGTATGCAGTCAACTACCAGTAGACAGGGCGGCGGCTGCCGCGACTGCTGTCCCGTCAACTCTGTCTGAATTGTCAGTCTCACCAGCTCTACTCCTCATTATTCCGCGCCAGACAGCTCTGGCACCATAGACATCCGCAAGCGCATCATGCGCATTCGGCAGCTTCCTCCGCGTGAAGTGGAAGTACGCCTCGCCGAGACTCGGAGACTTGAGTCCTGATCCGCTGGAGCGAGGTATTCGGCAGATCTTGGTCGACTCGTTCATCGTGCAGAAAGTGGACACTGTGCTGGGCCTCGGCATGCCAACCAGCTGGGCGAAGCGATGGTGGATCGTGACGTCGAAGGCTATGTTGTGGCCCACCAGCTCGGTGGTCTCACGCCACATTGCTGAGAGAACGTGGTAGGCCATGATGGCTGGCATCCCGTATCTCTCGGCGTACTCAAGACTGATGCCATGCGCGCGGATGGCGCCCTCGTCCATCCACCTGAGTGGCCTGGCGAAGGAGGACGGCTGGAGCATCGCCGCAAAGGTCCGAACAGGCTGGCCGTCCAGAGTCTCCAGAATGGCCGCAACCTGGATCGGATACGGCTGGCTGTCGTGGTCAGCGGGTCTGTCTGATCGCGGCAGACCAGTTGTCTCAGTGTCAAAGAACATTCTCACAGTGGCGCCTCGTCGATCTCTGGAGTTGGAGTCGCGGAGGTCTGCCATGTCAGGCGCTCCGTCGGTATCCACCATAGGTTGACGCCCTTCCCTCGCATATTCATGAAGCCTGAGCCACCGCCCATCTGCCCTATGCGAGTCGTGATCTGTCCTCTACTGAGGTCTCTGAACCGATGCCTGTCGAGCATGTCCTGCAGGTCACGCAGTCGGAACCAGACGCGGCCTCGCTCAGTGTCCACCCATGGCTTTCCGAGGACTATCTCCTCGCGATCGTGGGCGGCGTGCCTGTCGGTGCAGAACCGCTCGAGGAGCTCCTCGAACTGGCCGGTGATGCTGACCTCTCGCGGTGCCTCGATGGTCGTTGCCTCAGCGACGCAGGCCTGGACCTGCCGCAGCCAGTCGTCGGTCTTGTAGATGGGAATGACCTCGCGCAGCTGACTGAGGACCAGGCGCTGGAAGTCCCGAGAGCTGAGGAGCTCGTCGGGTCCGCACTCGACAGTTCCGCCCATGCGCATGTTGACGAAGAAAAGCGGTGGCTCTGTCGCCAGGATCGTGACTGACTCGAGTATCCGCGCAGCTCCCGACTGGCCGATGCCGTACTTCCTGGTCCTGCAGAGAGCCATGTTGCACACGCTGACGAGTGGCTGGTCGCTGCACTTGTAGGAGTACTCCTTCCTCCGCAGCGAGCGAGCCACCATCGCAACGTCCTCCCCAGAGCCGGGAGGGGAGATGTAGGCGTGGTTCCATCGCTCGAGGAGTGTCTCCCAGGTGTCCGGCTCCATCTTCTTGGCCAGCACGCCCAGGGCGAAGAGTCCGTTGTTCCGGCTGCCGACGCCGATCTTCGTGGCACACAGGTGCTCGAGGCATGGTGGTCCGTCAGACATCTCGGGCAGCGACCGACGAAACTGGAGCCTGGCGAACGCATCTGGGCTGATCCGAGAGCGCTCGGCCATGTCCAAGAAGTCGCCAATCGCCAGTCCTCGACCATCTGGTCTGTAGGCATAGCGCTCGGTCTTGTCGCCTCCGAAGTATGGCATGTTGAGCCAGTTGCCCAGATCGCCCTTCTCCAGCAGAAGCTGGTCCTGCTTCGGGAAGACCTCGGCGTCACCATGGCCAAGAGTTGCACTCAGCTCGCGAAGTCGGGAGAGCACCGCACCTGCACCAATTGGCTCGTCAAAGAACATGTATATGTGTGCTCCGCCGCTCTTCGTGCGACAGACGATGGCCGGAACTCGCAGCTGCTCTAGCTGGGTGACAAGAGCGCCGTGGTCGATGTCATACTTGTCCACGTCGATTGCTGCCCAGAGGCAAGTGCTGTCCTCCCGAATTGGTATGACACCAAGTGGTCGAGTGCCCGCCAGGTGCTGCTCCCACATCTCCAGTGTCACAGGCTCGCGAAGTGTGCGAGCTGTCTTCTTTATCTCCTGCTTGACGCCGTTTGCGCCACGCTCCTCGCGCGAGTAGGTGCCGTGTGCGCACTCCAGCCCGCGGAAGAGAACTCCCATTCTCTCTGCTGCAGACAAGTCCGTGTCCTCTTGCTAGGGTGTCGGGGCGGCTGGTGGGCAGCCGCCCCTGCTGGACGCTAGAGAGGAATCTCGTCAGCGTCCGTCTCCCCGGCGACCTCCCCATCGACAACAGCTCCGGTCTCCGGTGGCCGACCCAGGACGACACCGGTCTTCTGGGCGTCGAGGTAGAAGTTCTTGGCAGCTGCGAAGAGGTCGGCGTCCTGCACCCAGTCGCCCTCGGTGATCGTGTACATGAACCAGTCGCCCTGGTCGTTGGTCCGATACACCGTTCGCAGGAGATAGGACTTCGCGAAGGACGGAGCCACCACCTTCGTACCCTCAGGTCCGATCTTGACGTTCTTCATCATGGTCTGCCACGCGCGGCTGACCTGGAGTCCGGAGCTGGTCAGACCAACCACCGCCGGAGATCCATCGGGGAGGATCACGAAGTGGTACTTCGTCTCCACCAGCTGGTGGCCACTGGGCAGCAGACGAAGCCGCTTGTCCTTGGCGTCCACCCGCGCCTGCGAGACGACTGAGGAGTCTGGGCTGTGGGTGTCGATGTAGCCACCGCCCTCGCTCCGCAGCTTCCACTCGACTTCTGCCTTCTGGTAGAAGCAGGGAATGACCTCCAGGCCGACCTCGCCCTTCCAGAACTGGCCGGTCGCCGTGTTGAAGATGTCGCCCGCCTCCAGACCAGGGATGTACTTGTCCGCCTGCTGCTTCTTGAGCTGCGGCGAGTTCGACTGGGCTATGGCCAGGAACGGAAGGAGGAAGTCCTTCGAGTCCGTTGACACACCCGCCCCGGCAAGCTCGCCCATCTCATGCTGGAGGTGGGCCGGAAGTCCGGCGGTCGCCGACTTGGCGACCTCCTTGGTCTCAGTACTCTTCGCCATGTCTCTACACCTTTCTCTGCGGCCGAGGAGCACCCTTCCTCGGCTTTATCTTGCACACACGACCCACGACCCCGTTGATGGGCTCGAGTGGTATCTTCGGTCGCTCCTCGTCGGAGTACATCTCCTTCAGCCAGGATCCCAGAGTGGCCCAGTGCACGTGCTTCTCGAGACGGATTGGGTGTCCGCCGAGCTCGTTCATGCTCCTGAGCCTAGCCATGATCTCTCGAGCGAGCTCCAGCTCGCTGGGAGGAAAGTCGACCTGCACCTTGGTGCGAATGAGGTCTGCGCCGCCGTACTCCTCGATCAGCTGGAAGGCCTCCTCGCGCTTCTCCTCAGGGTCGCCGGCAGGCACACTGCCGTAGTACGTGGGCTCGAGGACCAGGTCGAACAGCAGGCCGGGTACGCCGACCCGATCAAGGCTCACGCCGTCAAAGAGGTCGGGAAGGGTGCGTCGAGACAGCGTCTTCTCCTCCTCCTTCTTGGCCCTGAGAGTCTCCTCGAGCTCGGCAATCTCCTGCTGCAGCTGGTAGAGCTCTGCAGCTCGCGCTGACAGCTCTCGAAGCTGGTTCGCGTCAGGGATGGCTGTCTGCAGGTCCATCATGTCCTGGGCGAACGGTGTACTCTTTGCGACCATCGGTGGCACCCCTATCGGTGATATTAGTTGGCGTAAAAAAGTAATAGTACCTCGCACCGGCTCCCAGCGCTAGGGCAGGCTTCCCACTACGCGGGCGGGCGTGCACACAGACACATGCGCTCGCCCGCCCTAGCCCCCGCGCGCGTCAAAAATTTTCAGTGCTGCGTTTTTCCGGCTAATAAACTAATATCGGTAATAGGTTAGTTGTGTGTACCGCTGTCCGCCTAGGGTTGGAGGCTATTAGTTAGCGTATCGGTTAGTGTTAACGTGATGTAAAACCGATATTCTCGCACAGACGCGATGGGAGGTCCTACGCGCGCCCGCGCCCGTGTACTATATAGAGCGCCGCTGCCAGCCTATACTACGTCTCCACAGCGGAGAGTCGAATGCCCACAGAGAAGTTCCCGTCCATGGCCCACCAGCTCGAGGCACGTCGGCAGGCTCGCGGCCGGGCGGCCTTTGCGTACTTCATGGAGATGGGAACAGGCAAGTCGAAGACTGTGATCGACGAGATGGCAGAGCTGAGAAGTGAGGGACGAATAGACTTCGCAGTTGTGCTGGCCGGCAAGGGATCGTATCGTGACTGGACAGACGAGCACCTCCGACTGCACATGCCCGACGAGATAGACTGGTTCGCACACCTATGGACAGGTGGCACCTCCAGGCGTGAGGAGCGTGAGCGTGAGGAGTTCGTAGAGGAGATAGTCCTCGGCAAGTACCTGTGCATACTGGTCATGAACATCGAGGCGCTCGGCTCCTCCCGACGTGCGCAGAGCTATCTGGTCAGGTGCATCGAGGAGCAGCAGGCCATGGTCATCGTGGACGAGTCAGCATCCATCCGCAACTGGCAGTCGAAGAGAACTAAGTTTCTGGTGGCGTATGTCAAGCCACATGCTGTGGTTCGCCGAGGACTCACCGGCACCCCGGTGCTCCGATCGCCGATGGACCTCTGGGGTCTGTACATGTTCCTCGGTCCCCACCTTCTTCGCCAGAGCAGCTACTATGGGTTCCGTGGTCGGTACGCCATCACGAAGGAGATGGACATGGGGACCCACAAGGTGGTCAGGGAGGTCGGTGTGAAGAACCTTCCAGAGCTCGCCGAGCTCCTCAAGGAGAGCAGCTTCCGTGTCCTCAAGGAGGACTGCGTTGACCTCCCAGAGAAGATCTACCAGCGACGCATCGTGGAGATGACCGACGAGCAGTACACCTACTACAACTCGCTCACGACCAGCGGTATTGTCCTCCACGAGGACAAGCTCGGCACTGTTCGCAACGTGCTGACCCAGATCATTCGCATGCACCAGGTGCTGTGCGGATACTGGGTGGACGACGAGCGCGTCGCACACAGAGTGGCCTCAAACCGAGAGAGTGACATCATGGAGGCCATCGAGGAGACCGGGGAGAGTGTCATTGTGTGGTTCGCCTACAGGCGGTGCCTCAGCGACCTGGCGACCGCGCTTCGTACTGCCTACGGCGAGGCTTCGGTGGTTGAGTACCATGGCGGAACCAGCCCCGAGGCTCGAGCCCAGGGACTCCACGCATTCCAGTCGGGACAGTCTCGCTTCTTCCTGAGCACGCTTGCGACAGGCTGCAGAGGACTCAACCTCGTGCGAGGCAGCGTCTCCATGTACCACTCCAACACCTCCGACCTGGAGCATCGTCTCCAGTCCGAGGACCGGAACCACCGCATCGGACAGACTCGCGGTGTGAACTACCTCGACTTCTACTGTCGGGGAACGATCGAGGAGAAGATCGTGCGAAGCCTGAGAGACAAGATCGACATCGCAGTGGCCGTGCAGTCGGATGGGCCGAAGGCATGGCTGCTGCCAGCAAGGAGAGACTACAGTGGAAAGTGAGATGAGGACAGTTGCTGCAGTAGAGTCGGATGCCATCACTCTGCTGTGGCTGGATGTCGAGAGTGGCAGTCTGCCGCGCGGACTGTACGTGCAGGAGCACGGACGAGCGCCGAGGCACGTCTGGCCATCCCCGATGTCGATGGTGGAGGAGTTCCATCGTGTCTACGAGGTTCCCATTGCGGACACTCCCAGCATGACGACTCCGGAGCGAAGCGTCCTCCGCAGCGGCTTTCTGTTCGAGGAGGCTGAGGAGGCAGTGCAGGCAGTCTCCGAGAACGACCTGGTGGCACTGGCCGATGCGCTCGCCGACGAGGTCTACTTCTGCTATGGGTGGGCGCTCGAGGCAGGAATACCACTGGACCTCGTACTCGCCGGCTGTGTCCAGACCTCGAACATGTCGAAGTTGGGAGACGACGGAAGACCCATCAAGCGTGGAGACGGCAAGGTCATGAAGGGTCCCAACTTCTTCAGGCCCGAGCCTCGCATCCACGACCTGCTCGTTGCACACGGCTGGACGCCGCCCACCAAGTGAGCCCGAGACAGTTCTCTCCACCTCCCGACCACCCAGCTGCTGTGTCCTTCATGCTGTACCGAATGACACCTCGGTACAGGGACGCAGCTGACGAGGAGAGCCGGGAGGAGGCAATGTGGATGGCCTTCGCCGAGGGCTGGTCTTTCGCATCTCCCGAGTCCGAGCCTATAGTTGCGAGTACCAGCCTCTGGAGCCGCCTGCGTAAACATCTTCGCCGTAAGTCCTGACCCAGTACTGTGCGCCCAGGCGCTGGACGACCAGCGCCTGGTCAAGATGGTCCTCGAGACTGGACAGATACTGAGCATCGCCGTCCGGCGCGGCTCAGTGTCGCTCGACGGCGAGGAGTCCGTGCTCTACCAGCCTACGCACGAGAACCATCCCTGCTGCGTGTGGGCGTCAGCGTCTCCTGCCAATGGCCAGTGGACACTTCGCCTCCTGGTCGAGCTCGGCGCTGAGTACACACATCGGTACGACCGGGAGCATGCCACGTGCGAGCGTCTCCTTCCGTTCCTCATGCAGGACCACAGTCTGCCGCCACCAACCGACTTCCCCAACTGCACGACCTATCCGCAGTGTGGAAACCCGCACCATGCCTACCAGCAGTATCTTCGCGACAAGTGGCGAGCCCAGGATCGCCCACCCGCCTGGACGCGCCGAGATCCACCACTGTGGAACGTCCGCAAGTACACGCCGATAGGACTCAACCCAGACGCTGGCTGAGATAGAGCTGTGTGGAGCGCCTAGCGCCCCGCGCCCGGCCCCCCGCCCGGCCCGCCGCTCTCCAGTAGCTCGTGTGCTAGGTGGTCAAGCTGGGGTGGACTGAGGCACGGCACAGGAACTCTCGGTATCGGAACAAGATCCGGGATCACGCAGATGGCGAAGTCGCTCAGCACAGCTGGCATGTGGCTCTCGTCGTAGGCCACCACCTCGTATCTGTAGATTGTGTAGTAGGCGAGTCTGGGATCAATCACGAGCACTGGAGTCATGGTGTTGCTCCCCAGCTGCAGATGCACTGTCTCACTCGGCATCTGCAGAAGACCAGCCACTGAGGAGTTTAGAACACGCTCCAGATGCACAGTCTCGTCGACACGCGAGTTGACAGTTCGTCGGATGCGAAGAACATCTCCATGGTGCACAGGAACAGATCTTGTTAGGTCAACTCGCGATCCGTCAGCTCGAAAAACATCCAGAGACTGGACCTCCCCAATGGGATCTGTGGTTCTGTCGAATGCCTGCCACTCGGCGAGGAGAGCGATGCTCGCTATCTCCAGAATGCCCATGAGACCAACAGCACTCACTATGACGGGCCATCGATTGGCCCAGATTTTGCTCAACATCAGTGACTCCACCGTCCTGATAGCAGATTCGCAATCCAGCCTATGGTCAGGACTATCAGTCCTCCCACTCCGGCTGCTATCTTCATGTACAGTGCCTGGCTTCGCTCCTGGTCTCTGTTCTTCTGGCGAAGTCTTCTCAGCTCTCGAACAATCGCAGCCTGTCGTGCGTTCATTCTCGCTAGAGCAATTCGCTGGATCTCCTGTGTCTGCTCTACTGAGAACCTAAAGTTGGGGTTGACAGCGATCGAGATGTCGCGACTGGCCTCGTCGTCGTCATCGACGCCCTCGAAGAGATCGGGATCCTCCTCCTCAGACATGTCAGGGCACAACCTCTAGTGTTCGGTCAGTACTGTCGGCAATCTGCTGGCGTGTGGTTCGCTGCAGTATGATGCAGCCATCCGATGCGGTGTGGTCCATGGCCACATTGTCGCCATGGATGAAGAACGCACCTCGTCCCATCATGTTGTTCGAGATGCTCGGGTAGAGTGGCATGGCCAGAGGACCAAGGTGGTCCACTGGCACTCGAGGCGCGCCGATGGTGTATGTGCCAGGCGGCAATGGACCCTGGTTCCGCAGGCCGACGTCAGCAGGATTGTTGCAGTCCTGCTGGTCGCCGCTGTATCCCTCGTCGACCAGCACTCCGTCGAGGGACAGCTGGCCGGTGGATATCTGGAACTGCCACGTCATGCTGAGCGAACATCCAGACAGTACGCGCCGAGAACATACCCCGGCGTCTCGAAGTAGGAGCGGTCAATCCACTCCTCCTCGCCCCAGGATGTTATCGCAGTGTACTCGCCTGAGTATCCGTCAGCCCAGACTGCGTGTCCACTCCAGGAGCCGGGAGGGTTCGGGCCAGGCATCCACACACGCTGGTTCTGCTGGTCGATGGACAAGTTGAGGGTGAGGTAGACACCACCTGTGCTGACAATAGTCCCTCGAACCTCGGCCTCCGACGTGTGGTCGACACGTGCGACACTGTACAGAATCGTTCCTGCGACCACGTTGTTGCGCCAGTAGTCGAAGAGAGCGACTGGATCAGTTCCACGATCCGTGGTCGGATCTCCGAGAACGTATCCTCCCTGGCGCTCGTACAGCTCCAGTGCATCCTCGTCTGTGACCTCGAACTTCTCTCCAACCCTCCCGAGCTGTGTGACGATCGCGTTCATCGCAGCGGTGTCAGCACAGTCTCCGTACTGGTCATTGTGCCCAGCGATGCGCGGCAGCGACAACACTCGACTGTACGAGAAGGGCAGAAGTGGCGCCATCGGCGCCACTCGCACTGGCAGCTGGAGCTCGGATCTCAGTCCGAGCTTCATCTGCCGAAGTCTTGCTGGGAGTAGCATCCTACGACAGCGGAACTGGGATCGGGCCAGGGACCACTGCCCCAGCACTGATGCCTGTGGCTGCCGGAGCCACCGACGGAGTGAACGACGCGGCGCCAGCGACCAGCGCGCTGATCAGCGCAAGACCCTCATTGATGGCGAGAGCGGCAGATGGCGGCAGCGGCAGCAGCGGCAGGATCGTCTGCGCGGCCTTGATGACCGCCTGGGCCTCTGACGCATAGGTGACAGTTCCGGACGGGAGCGACGTGAACACCGAGACCGCGGTCTCAAGCGACCCGAGCAGAGTCGAGATCGTCGACTGCACCGACGCAGGAAGTGCACTCCTCAGCAGCGCATACTCCGCTGTGATCGCACTCTCGATCGTCGTTGCCTCGGCCTGGGCTGTTGCCAGATTAAGAGTGATTGTTCCGTCTGGCCCGATGGTGCATCCACCAAGGGCCAGGAGGCCTGTGGCGGCAAGAAGTACTCTACGACGTGGCAGCACTTGACTTCTCCGTGGCTGGGGTTGGCATGTTGGCAGCGAGATATCCCTGCACTCGCTTTGCAATAGTGTCTGGTGTGATGCCAGTGAGCTCCATTGCTGTGTTCATCCCGGCACTGGCCTGGCCGACGGCAATGGCGACTGCCCGGTTCTTGATCTCCACCGTGGGATTGTGTGCACCGATCGAGTTGGCCTCGGCGATTGCTATCTGTCCCATTGCCTCCACACCAGTGGAGATGCGCTGGGCCAGGAGTGAGTCGTTCTTAATCTTCAGGTGGTTGTTGATCCAGATGGTCACGAACGGAGTTGCCACGGTGATGACCGCTGCAGCTGTTCCCACGAGTGCCTGGACAATGGGTGAGATGTCGACTTGCACAGTTAGCTCCTTACTACCAGAGGTTAGTAGACGTATAGCCCGCGCACCGCTCCAGGACTAGCTCGCTAGGTCTATGTTGTGCCAGTCTAGCTGTACACCATCAGAGGCGCGGGCGAGGTGACATTCGAGGCGAGCGATCCAGAGAACGGAGACACCAGGGTCGTTCCTGAGCCCGACTGGTAGTACATTGGCACGTTTGCCCCGTTGCTCTGGAGACCGCATCCAACCTCGCCACCGGCGTTGACGTTCTTCATGCTGACTGCCGCCGAGATGATGATCGAGCGCCAGTACCAGACACCCGGCTCAAGTGTGTATGGCGAGGCCACCGCACCGACTACCGCGCCAGTTGCCGAAGTTGACAGACCTGTCACTGAGACCAGCGGAGATCCCGTCGGTTGGTTCCCAGCGCCGCCGGCATTTCCATTGTCAGCATAGATGCCGACAGAGAACGTGGCTCCAGCCGACGCCGTGTTGACTATTGAGCCCAAGTTGGTGATGACAGTTGGTCTTGCGACCTGGAACGGAACGAAGTACTGGCGATTAGCAACGGCCGTCAGCGTACCGCTGCCACTGGTGTTTAGCAGACCGAGAACGGCATAGTTGCCCGAGATCGGAACAACATTTAGTGATCCCGGACCTGTCGGCATCATTGAGATGTCGATGTCACCGCTCGAGTTGAGGCCCACCACCTCCCCGGCATTGGCACTCGTTGCGCCGCTCGTGACAGGAACGCAGTTCTTGAACGCTCCACCAACAATACTCAGGAAGTTGGATGCGAACGAGAGAGCCATATTAGTGCCTCCCTACTGGGTGACTGGGTCTCCTGGCTGGAACACCAGGACTGTTGCGCTGAATGCGACACCCACCGACTGGATGATCGTGCCAGCCGAGCTCGGGAGCGAGCCAGCAACGATGAGACCACCCACAGTTCCAAGGAAGTACTGCGTGCCAGGCGTCAGGCCGGACAGACCCGAGATAATGCCGCTGAAGTACACGGTCGCCGTGGCCGACGAGGCGACGGCTGCGAGAACGAAGCCGTTCGCCACCTTGGAGATGTTGGTGTTGTCAGCATTTCGCACACTGACAACGCCAGCATTGCTGTAGACATTGACGAGCGAGCCTGCAGCGATTGCCTCTGACGCCACAATATTCTCGGTGTTCGGCCCGATGCCAGATGGCATCATGCTGATGTCCAGTAGCCCAGTCGTCGCGTTGAGTGCTGGAATCTGTCCTGCGTATGAGGTGCCACCCAGCTGTGCTGCGGTGATGAGCTTCTTGACGCCTGAGACGATCGAGAGAAAGGTCTGGGTTGCCATGTCTGTATTCCTAGAGCTGTGTGGGTGAGTCGGGACGCACGAAGATCTCTGTTGGAGAGATCGGGAAGCCGATGGGCAGGAGCACTCCGGTGCTGGGTGGTGTCTGTGTCAGAGATCCGCCGTCGCCGACGAACACAGGAGCGCCCAGAGTCCAGCTCCACCCGGTGTCGGATGCAGGACCATAGGCCACGACACTGATCGTGGCTCCAGCGATGCCGCCCTGCGTCGCGACGCCCGCCACAGCGCTCGCCTCCAACATTGTGTCCACGCTGGCCGGATAGCCCTGCCCACCAGTGCTGAGCGCAACCGCCTGCCCGCCGCTCACTGTCTGCTCGAGAACAACCTGCAGCGTGCTCGAGGACTGGCCGGGAGGCCCAGGTGGGCCCTGCTGCAGTAGTCGAACAACCGTGACCGGAAGGTTGCTGGAGACTCGAACTGTGCAGCAGCTAGACAATGGAGAGTCTCGGAAGAATGCGGATGGTCTCTGTGTACACAGTCTGCGGAGTGCCGTCCGCGTACACCACCTTGAGCGCACAGCTCCACACACCAGGGACGAGGAGCGATGGCGCAGTGGTCGGGTAAGCGAGAGTGACGACGCCCATCTCCGGATCCGTGATGGTTATGTACGGCGTGGCGTCGTCTGAGGTCAGCTGCACCTGTGGGTCGGAGGGAGATCCCGAGACCATGCCCCAGCCTACCTCTGCCCCGGTCAGGTCCGTGGGCGTAAAGTTCCCGCTGCCGAGCTGCCACTGGCGGCTGAGCATGTCACCCAGGTAGAACACGGTCGTGCCAGACATAAACTCTCCTATAGCGCGCGGGCGGCCGGCAGACTAGCTACAGTGTGGCTATCTGGTTCACACCAGCATACCATGTGGATGGTGTGAACGTCAGGAGATTGGTGAACGTAGTCCCATCGTTGCTCACCTGGATGACTATGGAGACAGGTCCCTGGTCAGCATAGGCATCGTCGCGTGGCGAGAACTGAATCCGACTGAACCCGATCGGAGCTGAGAACTCGTACTGTATCCAGTCATTGACATTCGCACCAGAGGATGCCCAGAAGGTTGAGAAGTTACCATCGAAGGCCTCGTTGACAGATGTTGAGTAGTCCGATGATGCGGATGCTGCGCCTCCAGTTGGCACAGTGAACGCACCAGTTCCAGTGTCGAACTGGATCTCGGAGAATGCGATGTTTCCGCCAGGTGCACCCGAGTTCCGAGTGCAGTAGAACCTCCAGTACAGGTAGGCCCCCGATGCTGGACTCCCAAGTATCAGCGTTGCGACATCTCCACTGATCGTGGCGTAGAATCCGGGTGACAGATTAATGGTGGATGCTGACCCAACAGATGTACCATTGTTCTCGAAGACAGTCGAGCCGCCTCCTCCACCTCCACCAGTAGCGGACAGCAGAAGAGTTCCGCTCAGTGATCCTGTGCCAGGTGCTATCGTGATGTTGGAGGCAGCAGCAATTGACTGGTAGATGGTTCCCTCGTACTCCACACCAAGTGTTCCAGTGGTGGTCCCTCCACCTGTTCCCGAGATTGTCGCAGTACTAGAGCCAGATGTCCCCAGAACAGAGATGTTCGTCCCCACCACGAGCTCGGTGATGCCCGCAAGTGTCAGTGTGCCACTGACGATCTCGAGTGCAGTCCCTGTCAGACTCAGCGTCTCCCCGCCTCCAGACAGCGACCCGGTCAGACCGCCAGAGAGCGAGAGAGTCTCCAGACCGCCACCAGGCGGAAGCACCAGTGTGCCACCCGCCGCGATGGTCGCCCCAGGTGAGTCTATCGCAATGAAGCCGCCCAGAGAGACCGTCCCCGACAGCCCCTCGAGGACCGTGGAGACGGTCAGGGGTCCGCCCGGCGTACCGCTAAGGGTAGTAGCGCCGCCCCCTGTGAGCGTCCCGTACGAACTGCTGGAGGTCCCGACCGTAGCTACTACGCCGCCCCCGGCGGTGGGGGTTGCCGTAGCGCTCGCGGACGGCGATGACACGGCTGCTGCAGAGTTGGCTGTGACCCAGAACCAGTACTCAGTTCCGGGCGTGAGTCCTGTAATAATCTGTCCGGTTGAGGTGGCGTTGGAGCTGAAGATTGTCGACGTCGCGAAGTCGTCGACTGTGTTGTAGTGGACCTGGTAGTACAGAGTGTTGGAGCCGGGAGCCGGTGTCCACGACAGCGATGCGCCGCTCGCGATGCCGGCTGCGGTGAGCCCGGTGGGTGCGGCCACAGAGTATGCCACACCAACTGGCGTGTACACGTACTCAGTCGCGTCAGCAAGACTCTGGGCTGAGTTCCCAAACACATTGAAGCTCGGGAACTTGAAGTACAGTTTCTGGCCGACGTAGGCGGCGGGAAGATTGTAGGTGAAGACAGAGGTCGGATCAATGCGAGAGAAGACCGATGCCTCGATGGCGAAGGTCGTTCCGCCAGGCATGTCAGCCTCAGTCTGCTGGTCGATGGTCAGAGTATTGCCAGAGACGCCCAGAATGCTGGCACCACCAGGGATGGCGAGCGTGCCACTGTTCGGCCCAAGAAACTGTCCTGGGACGGCATCTGCTGCTGACGTCAGTGTCAGAACTGTGCTCCCACTCGGAGCATCAAATGCTATGGTCCCAGTTGTCCCGTACCAGTGGGGCGTTGCCTGTGTCCCGTACTGGCCACGACGCAGGTATGTCAGATCAAAGGACTCTGACGTTCCCCCGAGCGCCACCGTCCCATAGGCCATCACCTCACGATCCACGAGGAAGAGTGTTCGCAGAGCAGTCGCATCGGCCGTCGTTGCCGTGGACGGCAGCGTGCTGTCACTCATCGACAGGTCAACATAGAGCGTGTTGGTCGTGTCCGGATCCGCTGCCTCAGCCAGATAGTTGGCCAGTCTGCCCTGGACGATGGGTGTGTAGTAGAGGCCAATCTGACTGTAGCTCTCCCCATCGAACGACAGGTAAATGGCAGCTCCACCCCAGTTCTCGCCACCAGACAGTCCGACCCAGACCTCAGCCTGGCCGCCAGTCGCAACCACAGGTGGCTCGAAGATCGCAGGAGGATTGACGTTCCCTGGCTGGACGAATGGATCATAGGTCGAGGCTGCACCCGCCGGCTCTCGCTCCTGGGCAACTGTCTGGCCGATCGAGGCCGGAAACTCCTCGCAGGTCACTGTCAGAATCTGATCCTCGCCCTCCTCAACAGACGTGACGCGGACAGGGAAGTTGCTCAGGCCGATGTTCGGCTCAGTGATCGTGATGATGTCGCCAGGCTCCAGGAGAACGAACCCGTAGCCCAGCTTGAACTGGTAGGTGTTGCGAACATAGACCGAGCGAAGTCCGAGGAGCTGGGCTGCTGTGTCTGCTGTTGACTGCAGACAGATTTCGTCTGCCTGGATGATGTTGGCCATCAGCTGGCCGTACTGGTTCACAGAGGCCGGGTCAGACCAGTACACTGAGGTGTTGTTGTAGGCATTGGAGCGATCTCGAATGTCCAGCTGTATCTGGTTGTAGCCGTCGGCCGGATCGGTGCGCTGGACAGTCACAGGCTCCTTGCCCTTGGCCTCAGCCAGGAGATCCTCGTATGTCAGATTGTAGATCGGGGTGATCTGCGGAGTGTATGTGTAGCCATAGCCAGATAACTCGTAGGGTCCAAGCGGAACAAACTTGAGCACATTTCCCGACCAGAAGATGAACGAGTTGGTGAGCTGGGCCCAGCGCTGGAAGGTGTTCGTCACCTGCTCCTGCTGGCTGAAGTACGGAGAGAACAGAATGTTCTGCCCGTAGCAGTACAGACGATACTGCTGCAGAGAGGCAGCATCCAGAAAGTCGGATCCTGGCGCTAGTCCGTAGTACTGATTTGTGATGTAGTCATGCATGATGTCCGCAGGATTGCAGTCCTGCGCACTCGGAACTGAGCCGTAGAGTGGGCCAGCGATCTCGAACGAGTAGTCCGGAAGATCAGGAGACGTGCCAAGAGCCAGCTGGGGACAGCCAATGTAGGCTGTGCCGGCGTACGCCAGCGCAGCACTCGGGTTCACACTCTCCAGATACGACCACGGAGCCTGGGTCTGCGTCCCCTCGAACAGAACCATGTTGTCCTGGGAGAGGAGCTGGGCGCTCTGTCCCTTGAAGACCTGGAAGACCTCCGTCACAACACCCTCGGCGAGTGCCAGAAGTACGTCAGCGAAGTAGTTGTAGGAGCTTGCTCCCTTCCCGCCGCCCCCGCCCTTCCCGCCCTGGCTCTTGGCAGCGACTGACCTGAAGCCACCATAGTAGATAATGTTGGGCGCAACTCGATTGCGACCATAGTGTATGGGGATGACCAGACCCTGTGTTGAGGTCTGGATGTTCATCTGGGAGTAGCGCGGTGTACTCTTGGAGTTACCGCTCGTTCCGCCTACGAGACCGGCCATCTGTGCTTCTCCCAGAGATCAAAGAACTTGACAGGACGACGGTCGAGGTCACCATCTCGAAGACCAGTCTCCAGACAGTAGTCGAGCCTGGCGTAGGAGTGCACGAGCATGCCAGGCCGGGAGACGATGCCGCTGTGCGAGAAGCACCTCCCGAACTTGTAGACCACAATGTCGCCCGGCTGTGGGCTCTCCACCTCGGTGCCGAGCGTCTGCATCCAGGCGAGGTAGCGCTCCTCGCTTCGGTGCAGGTGCCAGTCGGGCGGATACGGACGAGGATCAAACTCCTCAAAGACACCGGCATCAACCCAGGCTCGCACGAGCAGCATGGCACAGTCAACGCCGACGCCGCGCCGCGCGCCAAGCTGGCGGTACGGAGTCATTATCCACGACCTAGCCTCGCGGACAACGGCAGCGCGCTGCTCGGCCTCGTCGCCTGGGATGTAGACGGGCTGGATGGCTGGAGGTGACTGCATCTAGTACGCAGTCTCCACAGGTGGGATGAACGGGAAGCCGCGATAGTGCTGGATGTTTCCGAACGTGTTGCAGGCAGCCTGCGACTTCTGGCAGCCACGAGACACAGCCATTGAGTCGCCTGGTGCCGGAACTGTGTAGAGCGGATACGCAAGACCAATGCCTTCGCTGCTGGAGCCGATGATCGAGCGTGTCTGGCCGGTGCCGGCTCCCGACATGATCTCGACCTGTCCCTGCTGGTAGTACCCAACATTCACAGGGACACTGCTCCATGGCAGGAAAATCTGGTTGAGCGGACCTGCTCCGATGTTCTGCGTGATTGTGTTTGCTGCCTTTGACAGAGTGCAGCCCGCGTCGTAGAGCATGTGGATGCAGCCTAGCTGGTACATGTTCTTGGGCATGTACTGCTGCATGAGGACATTGTCGCCCTTGCAGGTGACAGCCACGCCGGTCGCATTTATGGAGATGCCCGCAGTCCTACCACCAAAGAGAAGCACCGTTCCCAGCGACACGTCCCCGAAGGTCGGCATGAAGGCTCTGTCCAGCTGGATGTATGCATAGTCCAGAGCACCCTGGTGGGCGAGCTCCTTGAAGTTGACGATGTTGCCCAGCGAGTCTCGGTAGTCTGTGCCTGTCGAGAAGATGGAGAAGGTCAGGGTCGGCACCTCCTGGGTGGACTTGACAGACCAGGTGCCGCGCTTGACGGCCAGAGTTGTCGCCAGATACGTGTAGCCATTCGCTACGATGTTGCGATCAGCCGTGCACATCCTGATCGTCTGGCCGTTGGTCAGCTGGATCGTGTACAGGTCAGCACTGTAGAAGGGCTGCTTGCTCAGCAGGAAGGCCTGGAGAGTGGCGTTGGCGGTGCGCACTCTAGTACCTCAGACTGTGGAGAGTGATCTTCTTCAGAGACCACAGCTGGTTCATGAACTTCTCGAAGTCGTACTTGGGATCCAGGAACCGAACCCAGTAGTAGTAGGTCATGTCTACAGTAACTTCCTCCCCGGCCGGAGGCGCACTCGTCAGCACCACATACTGCGCCATGGGCGTGGTGTTGATGATGGTGTAGTCAGTTCCCTGGGTCTTCAGGACACCGTTGACATACAGGTTAAAGGTTCCATGCCCGTTCAGAACGGGACCGCCTGTGTTGACGTATCCGATGTTGTCGGTGCTGGTGCCGTATGCTGGGAGGCCGAAGGTCCGCACCAGGTTGAAGTTGGTCGTGGTGCCATCGCCAGTACCAAGAGGCTGGCCAAGCACAACATGATCGTCAGGATCTGTGTAGCAGAATGCCGAGAAGCCACAGCCTGTGGACACGTAGAAGCCCATCATGGCCTTCAGGTCCGATGGGGAGATTCCTCCAGTACCCGCAAAGTCGGGAAGATAGTCGTACGTGAGGTCCCACTCCCACAGTGGGTTCTCCCAGTAGTTGATGCGCACCTCGCCTCCGCTCGTGGCCTCGGCTACCCCGAAGTTGCCGATGGGCCGCTTCGTGACGCTGAAGGTCAGGCCGGGGAGGGTGGGGAAGACGGAGGGCAACGTGAGCTCCTTGTTTACAACGAGTGCCTCGAGAACGATCTGGCTGCACCTGACAAAGCCAAGTGTGCCAGACAGTGCCTCGTATACAATCTGACTGGTCCGAACATACCCGATACTAGCCTGGAGAGCTTCGCGAGTAACCTGGCTCGCGCGGAGGAAGCCAAGAGCAGAGAACAGAGTCTCCGAGACGACCTGGCTGGCTCGCACATAGCCGAGCGCACCAGAGAGGCTCTCAATGGCGATCTGCGATGCGCGAACGTAGTCACCATCTGTCTGTACAAGTGCCTCCTGGACAATCTGGCTGGCACGAGTATATGTTCCTGACACACTACGTCACCACCACATAGCCAGCCACCAGTGCGTTGATGTCCGCAGCGGTCCAGCTGGCACTAGTGTGCGGATTGATTGGCCAGATGGTTGTGATGTACAGATAGGACACGTCGACAGACACAGCTGTTCCCTGGTAGGTAGATCCTCCGATCACCAGTACTGGGGCGATGGTCCGGGAGCCAGCATCCTCCTTGCGGACTGCCACTGTGACTGAGAGCGCCACAACCTGGTTGACGTCCACGTCCAGAGCACCGAAGTTGAAGGTGTCCTGCGCGCCAGCGGTGGCTGTTCGATTGTACGACACGTCGCTGTCCATGGCAGTCTCCGACACCTCCTGCCAGTTGGCGCCAGTGAGAGGAGTCCAGGAGACGCTCGAGTTCGAGACCGGAAATCCTGTGTTTGTCCGAGCATCACCAAGAAAGGAGTTGCAGGGATAGGAGCCAGGGCCAGTTGTGCCATCGCAGATGTAGAGATCATCAAAGAAATAGACGTTGCCACTTGGCGCAGACACAATGAGACCAGACATTGAAGAGTTTGTGGTCGACTGTGTATCCAACCCAGTCGCGGGCGAGAAGCTGGGGATGGGCTGGCCATTCACCTGCAGCGCAGCCGTGCCACCAGTCTTCGAGATTGTGTTCTGCATCTCAATGAAGTAGTAGCCATTCGAGCCAATGGCATTCAGGGCCGTGGCCTGCACAACGCCGTTCGCATCGTAGAATGTTATGGCTCCAGTCAGTGTGTTGATGGTCCAGTGGCACTGGACCTGGCCGCCGAGCAGATTGTCAAGAAGATTGATCGTCATCAGCGAGCCAATCCCGTTGAAGTTGACGGCAAAGCCGAATGTCACCTTCGAGATCGGCAGCGAGAGACCCATGGTGATGTTACCGCCAACAGCTAGGCACTTCCCGTATCCAGCACGACCAGGTGTGTCAATCTGCACGCTACCGCCGAGATTAGCATACTGGAGTGCGCCATATCGCTGCTCCATGTCTGCATAACTGTTGTAGTGGTCAAATCCGTCAGTCGCGACAATGGCCATCTAGGCTCTCCCCGGAAGAGACAGCGTGCCGTTCCGGAACGCATTCTGCATGTATGTCAGCATCTGCTGGAACTGGTTCTGCAGCATTCCCTGGAGCTCGCTCGGAGAGACGCCTCCGCTCGCATTGACAGTCGGACTGAAGCTGAAGGAGTTCGTCACACCACCAGAGACACCGGGGAGCTGTCCGTTGGACCGAAGACCCTGCGCGAACGTGGCGGGCACCACCATCTCCCCGGCGTGCAGATTGGCTGGCATGTCAGCCGGGACGTTCCACGCGCCGACCGCCAGCGAGGCGAGACCGGCGTAGGCATCGACCTGCGCAAGCGCACTCGCAGCAGCAGCAGGAGCAAGTGCGGGGCCAGTAATGGGGATGGCGGCTGTGGCGGCGAAGGCATTCGCAGCAGCAACAGCTGCCGCGGAGTGCACCTGCGCAATGCTTGTGACCGATGTCTGTGTCATTGTGGTCGTGTTGGCAGCAGCAGACAGACCAATGTAGCGCATCAGAGCAGCGCCGATGGTGGCCCAGCCGCTCGAGCCGGCTGCCTGCGCAGCCGCAATGGCCATCTGCGAGCTTCGTGTCAGAGCAATCTGGGCGACCATGGTTGCTGACCACTTGGCCAGCTCCTGCGTCGCGAGGTTCACGAAAGAGGTCAGAACTGCACCGTACACCTTCTCGGCAGCACCAGCGAATGACTGCTGCAGAGTGACAATCTGGTCCAGCTGCGAGCGCGCCGTGCTCCCTACCTCGGCGAACGAGGAGGTGAAGTATGCTGCCTGCTGCTGTGCGGCCTTGCTCGCTGAGGCAGCGATGGCCTGGTCCATGGCCGCGTCCTGCTTCTGGAAGTCAGAGAGCAGCGCGGTGCGCTCCTTCATAGCGTCGGCATACGCCTCGGTTCCAGTCCGGAGGGTGGCGATGAGGTTGTTGACACTCTCGACCTGTGCAGCCTCCTGCTGCTCGACGAAGGCTCGGTACTCGGTCAGTGCCTGGGTGTTCGTGATCTGCTGCGCGTCGACCTGCTCCTTCAGACTCGACATGTACGTCTGGGCGGCCTGGGTGTCAAGCGTCTGCTGGTTGGCCAGCTGCTGCTTGATAACTGCCGCCTCGTCGGAGCCAGCGGAGCGCAGAGCCTCCGTCTTCTTGGCGAGCTCGTCCTGGTACTGCCTGCTGTCCTCTCCGTAGGCAGCCTTCAGGATGGCGAGCTTCTGGTCCTCGATCTGCTCGATCTGGTCCGCACTGCCATGCGCAGCTGCCTCCTGCGCACCCAGAGCAGCGATCTGTGCCTGTGTCGTGCTCGTCGCAGTGGCAGTAGCGCTCGCAAGCGAGCGCATGTTGAGCTGGTCCTCTGCGTTGAAGAGAGCAGTCTTGGCCTCTGCGATCTGCGCAGTGGTCAGGTTTCCGTTCTTGAGGACTCCCTGCCAGTACGCCTCGTCCGCGCGAGCCTTGTCCTCGTCCGCCTGCTTTGAGTTACTCGCGCTCGCGGTGACCCTGGCGTCGATCTCTGCGATGGCCTCAGCATTCTTCTGTGACCAGGTCTCCGTTGCCTCGCCCGCCTGTGTGGTCTGGTTGTCCACGGCTGCAATTGCTGCCTGGAGGTCCTTCTGTGCCTGAATCTCGTCAGCCTCTGCGGCACCAACACCGCCCGCTATGACACTTCCGTCGCCCTTGCCCATGGCGAACTTGCCACCCATGGAGTTGGCCTGGTCCATCTTGAGTGTTGAGATGGTCGCCTCGTCATTGCGAATGCGAACCTGCTCAGCAGCGCGAGCCAGATCCTCGAGCATCTGCACACGCACCTTCGATGGCTGGCCAGTCTGCAGCGCACCGTCGAAGCTCGCCAGCTCCCCTCCGGTCAGGTGCAGGTCCTGCACGAACTGCTGGCCCTTCGCGATGGGGTCAGAGTATGCCGAGGCCATGGCAGTCAGCGCCTCGGGAACTGTCTTGCCCGTCGCCTCCGCATACTGCTGCGCAGAATTGATCATCACCTGCATGGCCTGCACGGAGACGTCAGACATGCGACCCATGTCAGCGACTGACTGGTTCGCGATGACAGCTGTCACACCGGGAACGCGCTCCAGCTGCGTCGTCAGCTGGCTGACCTTGTCTGTGGTAACGCTGGGATCGAATACAGCCATGGCTGCGTTCGCCTCGCGAACAGCTGACTGGACCTTGAGAAAGTGCTCCGCGAGCTCAGTCAGGGAGAAGACTGCGACAGCCGCAATCGCGATCCAGCCCATCATGGCTGTGCCGAGACTGCCGAAGGACTCAGCGAGTACCATGAGCGAGCCGGGGATGCGCGTCATGCGATCTGTCATGAACTCATGACCGATGACAATGGCCTCGCGGAGCGAGGCAGTGTTCGCGTGCACAGCCTCAGTATTAGTGTCTGTTGCCGCGGTCGCGGCGGCCATGGCGGGCTCGACCATGACGAAGCTGCCCGCAAACTCCCTGACCTGCCCGGTGGCCTGGGCCATCGCCAGCTGGACATCAGTCAGCCCAGCCTTCGCAACGTTCTCCCCCGCAGCGAGACTGCTCAGCGCCTCGTCAAGCTGGGCAAGCTCAGCGCTGAAGACACTCGCGCTCTGCCTTGCGCTAGAGAACGAGTTCGTCACACCAAGATTGGTGTTGATCAGCTCCTGCAGCGCGCGGCCGGACAGACTGGTGATACCCGAGCCAAGAGCATCGTACTCGGCCTGCAGCGCAATCATCGCCTCAGTCTGCTCGGCCATGGCGCTTGTGAAGGCCGAGGCGCTCTGCCTGGCGTCAGAGAACGACTTCGTCACTCCCAGATTCGTGTCAATCAGCTCCTGGAGCGACTTGCCGGAGAGCTGGGTGATGCCCGCTCCAAGGGCATCATACTCCTCCTGGAGCGCAACCATGGCGTCGGACTGCTCAACGAGCGAATTTGTGAAGGCACTGGCGCTCTGCCGCGCGCTGGAGAACGAACTGGTGACGCCGAGGTTGGTGTTGATCAACTCCTGGAGAGCACGACCGGCCAGCTGGGTGATGCCAGCGCCCTGGCTGTTGGCGTCGCTCAGTCCAGTCGTCGCTGCAGTCGCATCTCGAACTGCCTGGATCTGGGCAGTGAGGTCCGCAATGTAGGACCGAAGTGCCGCCCCGTAGCCAGACATGACACCCGTTGAGGAGCCAGCTGTGCTCTCGAACTGCTCGAGCTGGACCGTCGCCATCTCCAGATTGCGCTGGAGATCCTTGAGCGCAGCACCTCCGACACTACTGATGGTGTCGAATGCGGACTTGGCAGCGCTGGACGCAGACGCAAGAGCGGCGTCAAAGTCCGAGGTATCAGCAGTTACCTCTACATTGACGCCGCTGCCTGTACCTGACATTCTCTATCCTATGTACGTCTGTCCGGGCTGCACGCCGAACATGTCCAGAAGCCGCTTCATGCTGTCCTCCCTGGAGACCGGAGGCTTGTATCCCAGATAGGCGGCGACCAGAACTTCAACACGAGGAGACCGGAGCCAGTGTCTGTGGAGAGCCTCGATTCTGGGAAGTGTCATGGTCTCCTCAACACGATCCCAGTCTCCGCCCGCCACTCCGGCCGAGACTAGTTCGGCCGTGACTCGGTCCCAGTCCCCGTCGAAGCCAGGAGATTGGTCGCCGCCGGAGCTTCCCCCGAGTCGCGAGGCACCATTCCGGAGATTCTGAGCAGCTGGACCATCTGCAGAGCATTGTGGCCGGTCTCGGTGAGCCGCATCCGCTCCTCGATCTCGTCCACCGTGCGGCCGCTGGCACCGGCAATAATCTTCGCCAGCAGGTCGTTGCTCTCGATCTGTGTCTTGGCCCGCCCAAACTCCTGAATGTGTGGCCAGCACACCTTGAGTGTTCTGATGGTGAGAGATCCGACTGAGATCGTCTCCCCGCCCACAAGAAAATCTGCTGTATCCTGTGACATGTACTACTCCTAGCTTGATGCGCCGAGCGAGAATACCTGGCCAGCCGGGTTCGCGAACGCCATGAAGTCCATCTCCGCGATCACGTAGTCGTCGATCTTGGTCGGGAGGGTGAGCTTCGAGGAGACGCAGGCAAAGAGCTGCAGGGTGGTCTGCTGCCCATTATAAGCCTGGCTGAACACTGCCGAAAAGCGCGGCGTCGTGCCCATGAGCAGATTGGTGCCCTGGATGGTGATCCCCGACGTATTGTTGTAGGTGTAGGAGAACAGCAGCGGCACCCCGGCGTCGGAGGGAGAGACCTGGTACTGGCCTGTCGTCGTGTTGACGGTGTAGGTCCCGACAGTCGTCGGCGTGCCGGACACGTACTTCAGCGGAAGACCAGTCGCGCTGTACAGAACACCCAGATCCGATAGGAAGTTGGCACCATTGGCGACAGTGTACGACGAGTCGGACGTGAACGTCACGACCGTTCCCGACGGAATGTCAGCCGTTGTGGGGCCGGAGAGGGTCACAGTGGTCGAGGTCTTCGACGCAACCGTGGTCCCTGCAGGAATGGCGCCCACGACAGGACATGTCACGACAGCACCGACAACAACCGTGG